ATTGGAGGATCTGATTCACGCAAATCAAACTCTGTATCAATAAGAATTCCAGAGCCTGCAAATGCTTTTCCAAGAATACGATCATGAGAGATAATACCATTTGTCATATTTGCAACATCATATGGGGTATTGCTATCTTCAAAGTTTGCACCTTGAAATGCTAAGTACCAGTACCGTGGACATTCTCCATGACCATATGCAATTGTAGAAGGACTAAAAGATTTTTTAGTTTGAAACTTTGTACCACGATCTGCTAGATAACCGTTCTGAATAGTCTCAACAAACTTCTCTGTTTCGAATGTATCGTTCTCTGTTGTAGGCTTAAGCATAATCTGTTTTAGTAAATTTTTTGTCATTATATTCCCTTGTTTATATAAGTATATCAGGTTAACGCATTATGTACTTGAGCGCTGAGACCAAATCATTAATTGCTTCTGCTGCTGTATAGTAAATGTTCTTCTTTGCTCTGTCGCTCTTATCTACATTAGTTAGCCAAGTAGCCTTAAATGACATTTTTGCTGCAATAGCCTGTAGCCTTACAATTTCAAGGCTTGCTACATGAGGAGGAATATCTGGTTTAATAATTAACTTAGCAATCATTGTAAGGGCAATAGTTAATTCTTCGTCTTTCATATAGTCTGCAATTTCTGCCAATCCATTAACCATATCAATGGTTGTTTTTTCTTGTTCACTCTGCTGTGTCATTTTCATACCCTTCTGTTAACTGCTCAAGCATTTCTACTTCTATTACTGCCAGTCTTACCTTGGCATTGCCCTCACCAAGAACCAAAAATATTGCTGGATCGTTTCCATTTCTAATGGCATCTGTTACTGCCTTAGCCCAAATATCTTTGTTTACTGTGATACCTTTTGGATATTCTTTAAAATCAACGGTAAAGTTTCTCCAAGTTGCATCACCCTTATGAGTGTTTCTTCCAGAGTTCTTGTGCTGTTTAGCACCAATTCTTTTGCTCTCTGATCTTTCACTCATCTTCAAAATCTTTCTTTTTCTTTTTCTTTGCAAGCAATGCAACCCTTGATATGTGTTTTCTAGAACACATCCATGTAACATCTCCAGTTTCATACCAGAATCTTGCAGCAGTTAAATCTTCTTTACATTTTTGGCAAATAAATTTACCAGGAACTGGAAGAAATTTTTCTTCAGCCATTTGCCAACTTTGATCTCAGGCTATCCTGAAGATCTAGGTCTTCCTTTACTCTATTAATAAAGCCTTCTCTTCCTTGAACCTTTGTGCCATCTTCAAGTTGATACCAAGCACCAGTGCGGGTAACAAGACCAGCGAGTTCTGCAGTATCCACAAGATCACCAATAGTGTCAATACCAACTTCATCTCCTCTAAAATAAAAATCATACTCACCAGATTGGAACCCAGGTGAAGTCTTTGAGAATTGCAGTTCCCATCTTACCTTTCTTCCAATCTTTTCTTCAATTAATTTGTCTCCAACTTTAATCTTGCCCTTTATGGCTTGATTGTCAGACTCTGAAGAAAACAGTTTAATAACTGTAGATGAGTAAAACTTAGTAGCCTGACCGCCAGTAGGTTGCTGGCTTGTGTACATAGCGCTAATATTATTACGTGATTGTGAAATTAAAACAAATAGTGTTGGCTTAACCTTATTGTTTGCATAGTTAATCATCTTCCATGCATTTGAAAAGTCACGAGACTCTGCACCAATTTGCTTTGTATTTTCTAGTTGTTTTAATTCGTCTGAATCTTTCTCAAAATAAATTGCTGGTAGAAGTGATGTAATACTATCTACAACAACCATGTCTACGCCAGCATTCATTAGACTGGTTCCAATATCTACCATTTCATTGATAGTCCTGCATTGTGAAACAATTAGTTTTGCAGTATCTACTCCAAGACTTTCTGCCCACTTTTTGTCATATGACATTTCAGCATCAATCCAAGCACAGATCTTTCCTTCTTTTTGTGCAAGACCAATCATCTGTAAACATAAAGAAGACTTTGCAGAAGACTTTGATCCCCAAATAAGAACCTGACGACCATATGGCAGACCACCGTTTAAAGCCTTGTTAAGACCAAAACTAGGAGTTGCTGCGTACTGTGTTGCTGGAATTGTATCTCCAGCCATTACGGTCTTTCGTAGTTTTGGATTTAGTTGTGCTAAAACATCTTCTATTGTAACTACCATTAAAATCTTACCCCATGCTTCTTTGGTCTATTAGAGTTCTTTTCCATTTTTTCTTTAATTGCTGCATCTAAAGATTTAGTCATATACCCTGCCTCTACCATCCCTGCGTATAGATCTAAGGTGCGAATAATAATGTCTGCAAACTCATCTGACAGTTGACCTGGATCCATCTCTTTTCTAAGCGCTTCCATAGCCTCAACAACCTCAGAAACAATCATCATCATTTGCTTAGTAACAAATATTTCATCTGCTGTACGATCCCAAAAGCCTTTTTCTACCGCATTCTTGTGTATCTTTAATGCTAAATCATCAAACATTTTCCACCTCATCCATTATAACAGTGCCATCTTTTGTCTTTCCAAACTTAAACTTGTAAACATTTCCTGCTTCAATAGTCATGTATGCTCTAGCAAATGATGTTGGAAATACAGTAATTGCATGTAATTCTCTACCTGAATCTGCTAAGGTTAGTGAAGCCATCTTCTTTCCAGTCTTTGTAATTCTTGGTTTAAAAGATACAACAAAGTGCTCACCTTCTTTAAATGGAAGCATCTTGTAGTTTAAGAACTTAACAAGTGCATCTTTGGACTCTTTGACTTCATCTGCTGGAACCGCAGACACGATTCTATTATCATTAACTAAAGCAATATATGTTCGTCCAGCCTCAATGGTTGTATTCTCATCATCAAAAATACCAACAGATCCAGTTTTATCTAACAACTCTACCCTTGACCAGCCTTTGCTTCTCTTAATAGATTTTATCATACCCATAAGAATAAAGGCTCCCTTTTCTTCATACTCTTCAACATCATTTAAATATGCATAATAATGTTGTGGAATAGATGTATTAAACTCAGGTAGGTTTAAATACTCATATAGGTTTTCTTTTACTTCGTTTGCATTAGCAGGATTATCTGTAAATGTTAATGCTCCTACCGCCCTCATTGCATTAAGTGCACGAGTGTTTACTCCATTTCCTTTTGTAAAAGTAAACTCTTCTACTTCTTTGTATGTTTTAAAAGGACGAGCCTGAATGTATCGTTCAGCAATCGTATCAGAGATAAACTTAATAGCCGATAGTCCAAAACGAATACCCTTTCCTTCAATCTTAAAATCTTTATCAGAGTCATTGATGTGAGGTAGTTTAACGGGGATGCCCATTCTTTTAGCCTCAATTAAATACTCTGTTCTAGTGTCCTTATCCTTTTCATTCTTGAGTAATGCAAACATAAACTCTAGAGGATAGTGATACTTTAACCACGCCGTCCAATACGAGAGCGTAGAGTAAGCAACCGCATGAGACTTGTTGAACGAGTATCCCGCATGTGCTTCGAAGTCATGCCATAAATCAAGAGCCTGATTGGGAGCAATATAAGCAGAAGCACCCTTGATAAACCTGTCCTTGAACTCATCAAACTCTTTAGCATCTTTTTTCTTTCCAATGATCTTTCTAACTTTATCTGCTTCCGACATGGACATACCGCCAAGTTGTACGCATGTTTGCATAACTTGTTCTTGGTAAAGAATGCAGCCATAAGTATCCTCCGTAAACTGTTTTAGAATAGTATGAGTATAGTCTATATTTTGACGACCATGCTTACGTGCAACATAGTCTTTTCCAATAGTGTTCATCGCTCCAGGACGAACAAGAGCATTTGATGCTGCTAGTTCTGATAGGTTCTTTACACCCATTTTAATCAAGAGATTAGTATATGGTGCAGCCTCACACTGGAATACACCCTTAGTATATCCATCTGAAAGCATCTGATAAACATTTTTATCATCCATATCAATCTCTAGTAGATTAATCTTCTTCTTATCTCGCTCTTCAATAATATCTAATGTATTTTTAAGTACACTAAGAGTCTTTAATCCAAGTGCATCAATTTTAATTAAGCCGATTTTTTCAGCCTCTTCCATGTCAACGGCAACAACAGGAATTCTAGAATCGCTTCCAGTAACAGATCTTGTTTCTAATGGTGCATATTTGAAGATAGGCTCCTTGCTAGTTACAACACCAGCAGCATGAATTCCAGTACCTCTAATACGTCCACGAAGTTGATCTCCATACAATTCTACTTCTGGATACTTCTCTCTAAACCATGCAGAGTTTTTTGAACTACAATAGTCATCCCAAGTATCAACAGTTTTAAGAACCTTATTTACATCTGGCAACGGTATGTTGAGCGCACGAGCAACGTCTCTGATAACACCCTTATCCTTAAACTGTAGGAATGTAGCAATAGATGCAACATGTCGGTACTGTCTAACTAGATAGTCTTTTACTTCATCACGTCTTGAATCTTGAATGTCTGTGTCAATATCAGGAAAGTCATTACGTTCTGGATTAATAAAACGGAAGAATAGCAACCCATGCTTTATTGGATCAATGTCTGTGATTCCAAGTGTGTAGCACAACAGAGAACCTGCAGATGATCCACGACCTGGACCAACCATAATATCTTCTTTCTTGGCCCAGTTAAGCATATTTCGTACTACAAGAAAGTATGGTGCAAAATTCTTATCATTAATGATAGTTAATTCTTCATCTAATCTATCTAGATATTCTTGCTTTCCATCAAGACCCCGTTCCTTTAGTCCTTCAAGTGAAAGCTTCTTTAGTTCCTCACCTGGCTTTGGATATTGAACTGGTAGGAGATTAAGTCCTTCTTTAATATCATAATCTTCAATCTTATTAGCAATCTCAATAGTAGAAGTAAACATGTCTTCACGATCAATACCCTGCTTTAGCATGGCATCCTTCATCTCATCATAAGACAAAAGGTGAATATCAAACTTATTAAAACTCATCATGCGATCTGCACCATAAAGATAGTCAAGTCTATCCATAAAGGATTCTTTCTTCTTTGATTTCTCATATGTTGCATCTTTTTCTAGTTTTGCATGTGTATTAAGAATAAGCATCAACTCTTGAATTTCTTTTTGACTAGGATCAGAGTGGTGACAGTCTGGAGTCACAACAATCTTAATCTTCATGGCATCTGCTAGTTCAATAATGCCCTTGTTAATCTCGGCAGAGTTATGTGGCATCACTTCAATGTAGTAATCATCCTCAAACTCATCTTTGAACCATTGCATGTGTCTCTTAGCAGTTGCTAGTTCACCTAGTTCTACCGCCTTGGCAATCCAACCACTAAGGCAACCAGAAGTAACAATAAGACCTTCTTTGTATTTCTTTAATACATCAAAATCAAATCTTGGCTTACTAAAAAATCCTTCTGTCCAAGCAATTTCATTAATTTTATTTAGGTTTTCTAAACCTGTTTGATTCTTAGCGAGAAGAACTATATGATGAAAGTTTAAATCAAGAGGATCAGTGCGTTCTGCCTTTGCTCTCTTGTCTTTCATATCTCTTGTCATATAGCCTTCTACGCCAAGAATTGGTTTGATGCCCTTTGCTTTTGCAATTCGGTGCAGTTCCCTATGCCCAGATAAAGAACCATGATCTGTGATAGCCAATGCTGGCATACCAAGTTCAACTGCTCGGTTGACGTATTCTTCTGGAGTAGCAACACCATCCATTAGTGAATAGTGTGTATGGACATGCAAACCTACGTAATTCATCTATTACCAGTCAATATTTGTACTGGTAGCAGATGGCGTATCAAATCCAAAGTAGAATGCTTCTTGCTCTGGATAAGGAACTTCACGAACAACCTTGTCTAGGTTGAACAATTCATAACCATCCCACTTGAATGGTTCTGAGTCTGGAACGCTTGGAATAAGCGTGTAGTTGGTTTCAGTTCCCTGACCATTACGCTTAAGCTTCCACTGTAAGTTTGAGATGCTGCCTGTTTCAAGAGCATACTCACGAATTGTATTAAAAGCAGACTGCTTACTAATACCTTGTGACCAAACAGCGATATAAGCATCTTCTGTTCCGTCATCTACTAACACATTTGTGTAGAAGCGTAGACGTGCTCTCCAGCCAGACTTAGGCTCTTTACGAGCCATCTCACAACCAAAGCAACGTCCCTCAGACTCCTGAGTACATGCTGCCTTGCGCTTGTAGTCCTTTGGGTTTGTATGCTCAGAGCACACTACCGCTAGTCCACGATCTTCATTGTAATTTGCTGAGTCAGAATCTAACTCATTTGCAAATCTAATTTTTGCTGCTTGTCCGTCTGCTAGCTTAACCCAACGAACTTTTGTTCCTGTACCTTCGTATTTTGGCTTGTCGACTAGGGCGTTGATGTTCTTTAATCCCTTTACAATAGTCATATTTTCTCCTTATATAAGTGTTTTATTATTTTAGCATAGACTCAATAACATTGTCAAACTGGAACTCAAGAGTTCTAATTTCATCATCTGTCATATCGCCTATGTCTTTATATTTTTTATCAGGTGAAATAATTGTAACTAAGTTACCTAGTTTTTCACTAAGTCTATTAGACATAATTACTCCAGCCTCATCATTGTCTGCTACTAATACAATACCTGTAAAGTACCGTTTCAAAAGTTCAATCTGGCTTGATGAAACATTTGCCCCTAGGGTAGCAACCGCAGGGAAACCTACTTGGTCTAATCTTATTGCATCAAAAGAAGATTCAACAACGTAAACTATCTTTGATGCCTTTACTCTGTGAAGATTAAACAATATCTTGCTCTTAGGAAGTCCTGGAGTATTTTTAAACTCCTTGCCTTCAATGGTTCTTGCAACAAAGCCAATAGACATACCGTCTGGTGACTGCATCGGAATAATAACAGAATCTTGTTTTTCTGAAAACCCTAGATCAAATTTTATCACAGATTCCTTGGTAAGTCTTCTACCTTCAAAATATGTCATTGCCCTTGGGGAATCAAGAGCCTGCTTATTTAATCGTTTAATTAGTAATTCATCATATTGAACAAAATCAGGAATTTGGTGCATAGCTTTATTAACTACAGCTTCAATGTCTGTTTCTGTTTCTTTACTCTTTATAAATCTAACAGTTTCAAAGTATGTTCTACTTGTCATGTGCATAATTAGTTCAACCAAACTTCTTGTAGTTTGGCAACCAAAGCAAAAGAAAGTTCCTTTTTCTTTGGAAACTTCTCCTGCTGGTGTTCTATTATTATTATGATAAGGACAAAAGATTATATAGTCGGTGCCATATTCAGCTTCTATTTCAATTCCTGCACCATTTAAAACTCTGTGTATTTGTTGTGTTGTATATAACTCTTTAACCATTTTTATCCTCGTAGTCTTTATAACGATAATAACCCTTGTCAAAGTCTGCTTGTACTAAAAAGTCTCCCATAAATCCATTACGATTCTTTCTAAATGCACACTCAATAATATCACTATTAGTACCACGACCCAATGCCAACACCCAGTCAGCATCATAGGCGATCTGTCTTGACCATGCTGTTTGACCAAGAGTTGGAACTGTACTTAAATCTTTTACATCATCAGGTGTGGCAGATGAGATAGCCATAATAGGAACCTCTTCGCTAATAGCCATAAGTTTTAATTCACGAGACAGGTTCTTCATTCGTACCGTTTCGCTGTCAGCCTTTTGATTTGGACTCATAAGTTGTAAGTAGTCAACAATAACAAAGTCTGGCTTATACTGGTCAATCTTTCCACGAATAACTGAAGGTGTTACTTCTCCACCTTGATCATTAGATATGATATGAAAATGCGGTTTGCCTTGTAACTTGCTTTGATGCCATTTTTTTAGCATGTCAAGTTCTACATCACCATTTGATAACTTTCTGTGTGACCATAGACCTTCGCCCATAATAGTAAATGCACGATTACGAACTTCTGTCTCTGACATTTCAAGGCTAATGATCAACGGTGTCTTGCCCTGTTTCCAAGCCTGTACAGCAAAATACAGAGCCAACCAAGACTTTCCGATACCTGGATATGCAAGGAAAACTCCAAGTTGTCCTGGCATGATTCCAGAAGGGAGATAGTTATCAAATCCTGGAAGACCAGTCTTAATTCCTATGTGACCTAATTCCTGTTGTCTTTTTACATGTTCAAAGTAAGCAACAGCAGAATCAATATCTGTTGCATCAATGTCACGAATAGCAGATGTGTTTTTCTTTAACTCAGAGGTCTTAGTAATTAATTCTTCTAGTGCCTTTGATCCTTCGCCTTGCTGAATCTCTGCTGCAGCACCACGAATAATATCTTTTAGGCTATCGTTTAGATAGTCTGTTTGCAATTCATCAAGATGATGTTTAGTAGCACCAACACCCTCTACTGGAGCAAAGTCTCTGAACTTGTCAACAACCAATGAAATAGGTGGAACTACCCCATTTGTTTCAGAATAGTTTCTAATAAAATTCCAGACATCATTATGTGTTCTAAGAAGATTATCAACATTTGCTTGTAATAGAACATGCACTTGCTTATCAGTTAAAACAGCAGTGATTAGTTTTGCCTCTGTGTTATTCACTCAACCACTCCTTTGCCTTAGCCCTGCGCTCTATTCGTTCTTTGTCATCTTGTTCTTTATCAAGTTTACCATTAAGAATTTTTTCTGCATTGTATGCAAAATAATTCCAAGTAGGATCCTGTGCAATGCTAAAATAATAATCTAGCAAATTATAACAGTCAGAAATCCCGTATGATTCAACAAGGGCATCTGATGCCCACTGCTCAACATTCAAATTGAGATTAGACTTTTGCTCATATCTCTGCAAGTAAAGCTTGTTGTAGCGACTGAGCAAAGCCATTCGGTCTTTGCGCTCAGCCACTCTACTCTGCTACGATTTCAGCTTTTGCTTCGTTTACTTTTTCAATTACTTTATTTTCAACAAATGCATAAATACGATCCATAGCCTCATTTGTTGTTTCACCCTCACGAGTATAATCAACAACACCAAGATCAACTCTTAGTGATTGGAAATTACCTAGATTAAGTGTGTATCCAAGTGTTGCAGATACCTTTGTGTTTTGTCGTTCAATAACGTTTTCTGTAATGTCTTCCATGATTCCTCCATTAATTGATGCTCTCATTCCACACTGGAATAAATCTACCATCTTCAGTTCTTGTATAAACAAGTATACCATCGCCTGTTCTACGTGTCAACTCTTGACTCGTAGGTGTCATATTATTTGTTATTAAATTATCTTTTCTTGGTCTTCCAATATGTATACTTGCAAGTATATCACGTATCTCTTTTAGTTGCGATTCAGAGTAGTATGCTCTTACTTGCCAGTGTCTTACACCATTTAACTGAGAACCCATTGGTGGTGGAATCACTCCACGTTTAATTAGTAATGGAATATACTTTCTATGTCTATTGACAAGTCTAGCAGTTTCTGCTACAGTATATGCTCTTTCTCTATTTTTTCTAAAGTCAGAACGAAAACAAGTTTCTAGTCTATCTTTTGTAATATTATAAACAGAAACCATACCTGTTGATCTTGAACTATGATAAAGTCTAACTAAATCACCATTAAGAAACCAGATTTTTTTATTTCCAGTTACTATAGGTTGACTATTGTAGTCTTTGCTCTCAAGTTTTCTTGGTTTAAAATCCATCTACCCTCCTTGCTATCTGATGGTGGATGAAAAAATTTTCTTAAACCACAACAGACGCAATAAGTCTCAATATGTACTTGGCTAGAATATTGTCTATCAACAAACATTCTGCCATTACATTTTATGCAATGCATTGACCAATCCCCTTTAGTTTGGTATGCCTATAGCAATTATATTTACAATTGTAGATACATCACCAGAAGCATTAAATTTTACTAAACCAGATACACTAGACCTAGTTATATCTGTTAACACTACAGAAACATTTTCTCCAGCAGAAGTTTTGCTGCCTGAGTTAATAGCAGAAGCTGTAACTATAGGAGTGTACTTAAAGTCGCTAGGAAATGGATATGTAAAGGTCATAGTTGATGATGCTGTTACTGTACTGTTATTAGCAACAGAAATAACTCCACCAATAACACGTGCTTCAGATGTTTTTATGTTTTGTTTTCCTGCTGATACGGTATCAATTGTTGTATAGTTGTATGTAGCAGTAGACACCTGATCAGATAGCTGATTAAGTGCATTTGTTATTTGATATAGGTAGGCCACATCTATGGGCTGTCCTCGTTCTGGTAGCGGTACTTTTGCCATTATATCTCCATTATATCATTAAAGTGTTTCTAGCGCTGTTTGAAACACGGTTATTTCGCTAACTGTTGGATAATTTTCTTTTTCTTTTGGATATGTAGGTCGCTGAACGGCAACTCTTACTTTTATTGGAAGTTCTGTTCCACCACCTGGAGCTGGAATATTTGTTGGAAATACCATAGAGTATTGATTATCTGTTATAGTGGCAAGGTATTGCCAAGGATAACTAGATTCAGCAGAGGCACCAACCCACCTTACCCAAACATCAAAATATGCTGTTTCTGGAACTTGGTCTAAATTCCATGTAACAGTAACTAAGTCATAAGCATTTGTAACAACAATTGAAAACTCTGTAGTTGGTGTAATTATTGGAGATACTAGATTATACATTTTAGACCAATGAGATATCCTGTTTCTATCTTCAGATATTAATCTGTATCTAACATTATAACTTCTAGTTTCTAAATCTACCGATGGAAGTTGATCACGGCTAATTATAACTTTTTTAAGTGCTGCCACTATGATACATCCAAAATAAATCTAAATTCTACATAGTTAGTTGTATTCGTTTGCTTTACAATAGTAACTGCACCAGGGGTTTCAACTAAGGCGTATCCAACCATTCCATACAAAGGATTAATTGTAGAAACATTATCAAGTCTAATTGCGTCAAGTGCAATAAAATAATTAGAGTTAACTTTATCAAAGTTTCCAGTTGTTACAGTTGATGGGACGTTAGTTGCTGTTTTATTATACCTAAACGATGTTGCTGTTGGGGCATCAAGAATAGTATAGGTTCCGTTAAAGGTTGAATCAACTCCATATATTGTTACAGAATCACCAGTAACTAGTCCGTGTGGAGTAGAACCAGTGCTTATGGTTGCAATATTACTTGTTAATGCTTTATTAGAGATTGTTGTTTCATTATCAATTGCACTTGCATAAATTTTAATTTCACTAACAGCATTCCAAGAAAATGTTGGACTGCGGACAAGCTCATCTAGTCTTTTTTCAACAGTAACATATCTATTGTTCAGTATTGTTGAGCCAGTAATATCACATTGCATTTGAGCATACTGTGTTGCGTTGCTGTCTGAAAACTCCACCATAACACGTATTTTTTCTGCAATATTTGCAGTATTATTTCCATTAACATTTACTACAGAGAATGCTATTTTTAGTAAATCTGATGTTGAGTTTCTACTAAAATCAACAGTTTGTCCCGATAGATTAAAGAATGTCCTGCTTGCAATAACAGGATCTAGTACAAATTTGCCACTAGAGTCTAGTCCTATGTGACAACTATTTCCTCTTAACATTATTATATTATTTAAATACCTACATCTTTCATATCTACCTGCTCTAATGTTATTTTCAAAAGTAAAGTTTGTTGATACCGTTTGAATTGCCCTAGATGTAATAGTAATATTGTTTGTTGCAGAATCTGCTAATGTTTGATCTACCATCAAAGCATATATTGGATTTGGGTTGCCAACACTAGGTGCAATTGCGCTATTTGGACCAGATCCATTATTATATGTCCAGCTTTCTGTGTTTGCAAAAGCAGTAATAGTTTTACTATCATATGGACCAGCACTAGTATTTGATCCAGCAGAATATACTGCTACCTCAGAAATCTCATATCTTTCTTCCGTTGGTAGCTCTGCTGTAAACACCACCTTATTGTCTCCAGAATCGTTTATATAGCCTCTGGAGGTTATTGGTACCCTGAACATCTCAAAGTCCATGGTAGTCTCTGCAGAGTAGTCTCCAGGATAATCTCCTGGCTCTATTGGTGTTCTACCGCAACCAAGGGCTATATATGCAGCATAAGATGAAGTTGTGCCAAGCAAGTACTTAGCTATAATCTGTTTACCTGTATTAGTTATCATATTGTCCCTGGTTCATTGTCAGTTAAATCTATACTATATATTGTACCATTGAGAGTGATTTCCACCTCTACCTGGTCATTTCCCTCTAAATTAATAAGTTCTATGACTAGGTTTCCATCATTATCTAAATACACATTCCCAGGCACTCCTGGAATAGTTGATTCATCTGGTATTGTTGGGTCAATCTTAATAGGAAAATTTTGAAATATTCTATCTGATGTTTTTTGTAATTTAAGTATGTTGTTAGGATTATACTCTTCTTGAATAATATTAAGATTTTTAATTGGCTGATATAAAACTGATTGCCCATTTACGGTGTCATACCGAGCTATTTGTAGCAATTCCTGACCACCAATATTTTCAAATAAAAGATCAACCATTGCTTCTGCATTTGCTTCTATTGCTTTGTCATTAAATATAACAATATCTGGACTTGCTGATTTAATAACAGTATCTAAAGATTCTCTTGTAGTTATCAAAAAATTTTTAGTATTGGGTGTTGCATTTACTCTGCTAGATTCCACTTTATACCTCGCTCAAATAAACTGTCATGCTAGGACCTTCAACTGTCCTAGAGTAATCAATATTATAAACTACTAATCTTGTTTCACTTGGAACAACTAAGTCAAGACCCTCTTCATTTTTATAATTAATATTTACAATATCTCCTAGTTGCAATATTGGCATAGAAAAAATATTAAGACCAATTGCTTTTCTAGGTGCAAGATTTTTACCAGCTATCCAACCTAGAATATCCTCTGCTTGATCTTGAGTCTGTATATAAATACTATCTAAAGCAAACTCATTCTTGCCATACTCAATTCTGCTATTTCTAATCTTATCATATTCTTCTGTAAATTGATATGGTGATTTAATTACTACATCTCCTTTTAGTTCTGGATCAGCGAAATTACCACGTTTTTTATAGTAGTCATCCATTGTTACAGTTGAGGTTGTGTCTTGTGTAAAAGATACTCCTTGAATTCTTAAATAGTTTCCACTTGTTTCATCTAGGCTTAGAGTTGAATCTGTACAGTTAAATATCAAAAATTCAGCACCATAAGAAGATGCTGTAAATCCAGACACAGTATAGCCCTTTAATCTGTTAAAGGTTGGAGATATCTGTGCGTATAGTGCTGGGTATGCACGATCAAATTTAATATTAAAATAAGAACACTCACGCATTGTAGTTCCAAACTCATCATAATAGATATCATATTTTCTTGATGTGTTTGGACTAACTTCTGACAAAAATGTTTTTTGAATCATACCACTTAAAGAATATTTTGTCAATGCTTCAGATGCATTTAGTTCTCCATTATCGTCTCCAAATATAGAGGCAATTGGAACATTTGTACTAAAAACAGAATTTTCTGAATAGTTTTGGCTTAGCGCATATATATTTTCAAACATACACTTAGATGTTCCTCTTACAAACAAACCAACTGAATTTGTAATAATATTAATAGGGTCTCTATCAGTAACTACCTGAACAAGTTTTTGATTAATATATAAATAGAACACACGAGTTGTTGCATTGATGTCAACATACTCTATTGCTAAATCATATACCGTTGGATTTTCTTCTCCAATAATTCTATATTGCCCTGTAAAATTACCATCATCAACTACTATATTTCCTGTGCCTCCCCACATTTTTACTGGAACGGCTAGATCTGAATTGCTAGTTGCTGTAGCACTTCTTTTTGTTTTATAAAACATTATATTGTGAATTGCGTTTAATGGTTCATTGGTCACTTTATCAACTTGTAAATAAGAGTCAAGTTTTGATGCACTTAATGCTGCTATTTCAAAATAATATCCATTATTTGTATTAGGATTAACAATACATATACCTCCAGAGCCTCCACCAATGGTAATAGGCTGTGTTTGATTAGTGCTAGAAACATTATAATAGGTCATACCACCAGATGGTGTTTGTGAAAGTTCTTCTGTTGCCTCAACTTTTCCAATAATTCTCATTCTAGTACCAATATGCTTGTAAGGTTTATCTAGGTCCTTCCAAACATAACTAACAAAGTTTTTTGCAGTCTCTGTATTTCCAAAATCTGGACCAGTAAATACTAATGCAGATGATTGCATTGTTCCAGTTTGGGTACTTCTTAAATATCCAATGTTCGCCTCTGTGCCAAATGAAGATGAAAAAAAGTTTTTAATAATTCCATTTCTTTGTGACTTAGTTGCTTTTTCTGTAAATGATGTTCCGTATCCAGCTTGTGATGATGCAGATGCTGGAGACGTTGCTGGAGTTGTAACAGAAATAGATGTATTATACAGAGCGTCTGCATTCATATTACATCCCTGAACAAACTGGTTGTCTGACCAATTGCTTGGCAAACCTGAACTGTGGGATGTTGCTGTTGTATTAAATTGACCACGACCGTGGGAGGCAACTGGTCCATTTTTTAAATAAGTTCTTCCTTCTATCTGCTCATAATATGGTTCAGCATAGATTCTTACAAGCCCTGTTGGGTAAATCTTTCCATTAAATGGAAGTGATGAAAAATATTTCTGATATTCTAGATTGCTAGTTATCCAAACATTTCCTACACTAGGAACATTATATTCAACGGCATCATATTTAATAATTTCTCCAGAAGAATAAAAATATCCTTGATACCTGCTTATGTAGTAAACATTTTCACCAAAGTCAATAATGTTATTTACAATCTGTCTTGATACAACCTGTGGTACAGACTCTGTTAAATCTGAGTTTAATGGCATAGCACTTAGTGTATATTTTGATTGTTTTTCATCATTAAGAGTTTTTGTAGCTTCTGACCCAGATATTTCCCACAGAAGAACTGGCTTATAAATCCAAGTTTTTTCTCTATCTATCATCATAGACTGCTTTAGTGTTCCATATGATCTTTGTATATATCTAGCTGTGTAGTTAATAGTACCCTGGTTAAATACCTTCTGATCTTGAGAAGCTATATCAATAATGTTAGAAAGTTTTGTTGGGTAAATATTTTCATTAATTCCAGACACTGTGCTATCTTGTGATCCATAAAGAACTAGGTCTACTGGTCTTTTACCTGCACTGTCTAGCAAATATTCTTTTGTCATTACTACAAAATTATTATACTCATCAAAGAACATTCCACTTTGTGTTGATTTTGCAAGTTCAATTAAGATTTCTGCAACATTTTTTTCTGTTGGTATAAAGAAAAATGGAATGATTGGATCTTTTTCTGAATCAAGTCTTTTAAATACATAGTTAGAAAATCCAATTGAATCTAAAAGAATTGCAACAGCCTGACTCAATGATATCTCTGATAGAAGAACTTGCGGTGAAGGCATTGACTCAAAGTAAAAGAAAAAGTCTCTTAAGTCCATAGAAATTGTTGCTTGTCCAGAATCTGTCTGTGGGATTCCTTCTGAATAAAGAACTTTGATTGGAACATAAAAGTTTGCTATTTCTGAATTTCCAACCGAGTTTGTTGAATTTACATTTTTAACAACATCATAGAACTTAAACTGAATATTTTTCTTTAAGTATTTAGATATGATACTTCCAGAATTTCCATTCCAAGCATTATTCTGATTAAATGCTTGATCATCGTCAAACAAAGAAACTCTTCCAGTTGATGCAAACATTCCACCTACTGGCAAAGAAGCATTTGTTAAATCAGATAGTGACTTTGTTATAGACAGCTCTATTAACCTACCAGTTAAATCAACAGATAGTCTTGGTGATATCTCTATTAGTTCTAATGGAGTATCTACAACATTCATAGATTCAACTACAAGTCTTAATCCCTTTACCCACACTAATTCTCTATAAAATTTATTTTGATCTCCTGGCTCATAAAAATAATCTGGATTAGTAAGATCAGTTACAAACTGTGTATTTTCATATATGCTCTCTGTTCCTAATGACCAACTATACTCTGGAGTAGATTGATCATATTCAGTACCGTTCCAAATGTATAGAGTTCCTTGTTCAAAATTATTCTCTTGCAGTAAGTATGCGTATCCAACTATACTTTGATCTGGTATCTGAGAGGCATCTGATACCTTGCCAACGTACAAAAAGTTGTTCTGATACTCAGAAGGTATCTGTAGGCCATACTGCAGGCTTAGGTAGCCATCTGGACCAAATATGTCTGATCCATCTTGTCTTGTTGTTGTTTGATCAAAAACATAAGCATTAATCCATTGGTCATTTGCATCAAGATACTGAACATTAAATCTTTGAGGAACTGTCTTGTTTGTATTTCCAAAAAATGGATCTGCAAAATTTTCAACTCCAGAGTTTTTAAATGGTCCAAGATTAATGTCACCAATGTTTGTTTGAACTTTTACAATAATTCTATTTGCTGGAACTTCTTCTTTATATACAACAAATGGAGCTGCATCTTCAATTGGATATACCCCGTTATTATTTGACTTGGATATGCCATACTCTATATTTCTGGTATCTAGGCTATTGCCGCTGCCTTCAGTTCTATATGATCTCCAATATTTAAATTCATCATCTTTTGTTGGCATATAGTATCTTGGTCTTAAAAACATATTTTGATTTGGATGTGATAAATATTTATTAGTAAAAAAAGAACACTTGTTAATTCCTGATCTTGGTCTAAATGGTTTTATGCAATCTTCAAGAGAATAGTATAATTTTTCTTTTTCCTTTAAAAATGTAAATAATAAAGGTGTTGACCCATCAGGTTCTAATCCATTTTCAATTGTAATATCTGCATCTGTAGCACCAGTATAGTATGATCCTGCATCAAGTCTATCAAAAATATTAGGTATGGAGCTATATACCCCTGTGGTTGTTGGTCTATATCTATAATTTCCAAGTTTAAATATATTACTTGGAACATTCATGTTCCATTCCGCAATTAAAGCAGTTTGCGACTCTATTGTAAAAGAAGACTCTAGGTGATTCTTTAAATCTTCATTTTGAAACATTTACACTTCTTCTAACTTTACAGAAACATTCCAAAGATCATACCCACCAAAATTACTTCCTGCAGATATTCCAGGACCACCTCGTTTAATTACGTTGTAGTCAAAACCTGTTATGTACATTTGAACTACTTGAGAATACTGTGCTAAATGTAAGTGAGCATTGTCGTCTATTCCAAAATTTATATACTTGTCGTATGATAAAAACACCCAGAATGGTCCTTTATGATCTTGATACCACTTTAATAACTCTGCACCTCCAGCACCGCCATCTACAGTATATTTTTCAACACTTGTAGGTGTGCCATTAATTGTTCTTTCTGCTGGCGGTATTCCATTTGCTGGATTAAAGTCTGCAAGAAATGCAAATCCTCTTGATGGTAAATTTGACCAACTAGTAGATATACTAAGTTTGTCTGCTGTGTGATAAGAACGCATTGTTCCATTAACCATTCTTCTTCTTTGTTCAATTCTTTCTGTTGAAAAATCAATAGCCCCTCTATTGTGATCTGATAATATAATAAATGAATCACTAATGTCTGCTGGAGGAATAGTAAGGTCTTGATAGACTTCATACCCAGACGGAACGTAAGACCCACCAGACAAAACTCCTGGAGTATCTGACCATAGCATAGCCTGTGGTCTTTGGTACTGCTTTCTACCAGACATGTAGGCTGGAGTAGCCATTAGTTCGCCTGCTTTCTTATTCTTTGATTATCTAACTGTTGAATTTGTTTAATAACAACTCTTGCGATGTCATCTGGGTTTGAATCAGACTTGACATTTACATTTAGATTATAATTATACACCTTTTCGCCCTCATATGTTCCAGTATTTATTGCTTTCATTTTATCAACACCGTATGAGTCAACGGCATATTTGCTCATTATAAATTCTCCAGGAGTTAGCATTGCTGGTATTGTATCTGTGCCTAGAGCGGGACCGCCAGATGAAAAATATTTAGGTTTGACAGCTCCTCCAGAAGCGAATGCCGCCATAGCAAATTTATTATTTTTGTTCTTAATTCCTTTTACTATTCCTCCATTTGCAAAATCATCAAATGCGTCATCTTTAAGTCTTTCAATTTCAGTTTTAAATCTTCCATGTCTAGTAGTCATTCTTATAGCTTCTATACTATCTGAAAATGTTTTAGAATAAGATGGAACTGTGTTTTGATTTTTGGTAGAAGCTTCACGCATAAGAATTTTTTCCAAAATTTCTGGAGTTGATCCAGAGTGTATGCTAGAGTCGACATCATATTTTTCTGCTATTCTATAAATGTGTTGGTTTAAACTTTCACTGTTTAGCCCCCATTGCTCTAGTTTTGCACTTGCTGTATCAACACCTTGTTGTTCTTTTGCATATCTGAGTGCTATATTTTGTAGCATTTCAGTTTCTTGTCCTGGAGCTACTTCACGTGCTAATCCTATTTCTTTAGCAATTCTAGATACCTGTAGTCTTTCTACAGAATTATAGGCTTTTTTTTGAAGGTGTAAAACTTCTTTTAAATCTGAATCTATAGATACTGGAGGGGTTATCTCTGTTGGCTGTATTAAACCTCTTGCTATTAATTCTTCTCTATATGCCTTAGAATCGTTAAATGAACGAATGATACTAGGATTAGGAACAGTTAATCCTTCTCCAGGATTTAGTTGCCACCAAGTATCAGTGCCGTTAACGTTGTATGGAAGACCATTGGCTTGTGTCATATTTTCTAATGAAGAAACTATTCTTGTTTGTGCTGCATCCCATTGTCCAAATAGATGTGACTCTACTGGTGCGTATAGTGTAGTATGAAGAGAGCTTCTTGGAACAGCTTTATCAGTTCCAATATTAAAATTACCATATGGATGAAGAACAACATCTCCATTTTTATCACGAATAACTGAATGTCCAGTTGAGTGTATGACTGGAACAGCACTTGTATCTATTGGACCTTCTGGAACTTGAAATTTACCAGAAGATCTATTATTTCTGCTTAATGTTTTAGCATCTTCTATAAGGTCGTAGAAAGAGTCTCTTTTAAAGTCAATAATTTTTTTAGCTTTTTTGTTTCCACTTAAAGATGCCAACAACATAGCAAAGCCGTCTGTTTTTTCTACCCCAGTGTCTTTGCCTTTTGAGTTAACTGAAACAGCTGCAGCCATCTCATCTAGTAATTTATATTCTTCTTTTCCAAGTTCGTTATTTTTAAAATTTTCTAACATTGTTAAAATATTTTTATTATTAGGATTCATATTTAAAGCTTCTGCCAACAATCCTTCTGGTGTTGTTGGAACAGTCCTTACTCCATATTCTGATAAAGAAGAAATGTCTTCTCTAAATCCTTGAAAAGCAACACTATCTTTTTTATTTCCTATTTTATATGTAGGAAAAATTTCTTCACCAACTGATACATTTTCTTTCTTATATATAGATCCATAAGCTTCATCTATTTGTGTACCAATTTTTCCAATTCCATTTTTCGCAAGGAATGCTTTTAATGAGTCAGGTACCATTTTTAACAATGGTTTTAATGCTTTTCCAACTGGTATAGGAATAATATTTAATGCAGTAGTTGCATTATCTCCCAGGCTAGATTTCATTGGAGCACCCAAAAGTCTAGCTATAAGCATCTTGTCAGGGCCACCATACTTTGCCATATCAAAACCAGTTTTAGCCATTTCAGGCAATGCAAAGAAGTTAGCTGTTTTTTCCCATATTTTCTTATCAAATAATGATGTGGCTTTATTTGTATCTGGCTTAGGTTTTGCATTTTGTCTTGAACCAAATGACGACATACCCATTGAATGTGGGGCAGAACTTACAAATCCACCCTTTGCAAACTTTCCAGCATTTAAAGCATCAAATGTTCCTGCTCCATATTTATTTACAGAAGATGCTTTAATTACATATTCTCCATCAGAAAGGTATGCTGGAATTGAATCAGATGTAGCAGTTCCTGGACCAGATACCTTTCCTCCTGATGCTAAAGTCATCATGTTTCTACCACCGCTGCCACCAGAAGAATTTAAATCAAGGCTACTACTTACAACAGAGTTATAAGATTTTTGTGCTGCTCCAAGTGCTATACCAGCATTTCTAACTGCATACATATTTCCAGATTCAACCGCTGCATCATATGCTAATTGTGCTGCATCAAGTTCTTCAACGATTTTTATAAAATCATCAAGTGCTGCCGCTGACTCTGGTGTATCTCTAGGTGCAACATATGAACCACCTGAAGAAATATCTACAATTTCTTTCCACAAACCTAATACTTGACTTAAATAACCAATTGTTTTGTCTAGTACGTCGTTATAGTCTCCAGCATTTACTGTTGCTGCAAATGTTGCATCTGCTGCTAATTCCCAGGCATCTCTTTGTGCATCTATGTCTGCTAGTCTGTCTTCAAGTCCTTTTCTAACAGCAGCAAGGTCTTTTTCTGAAGTTTCTAATTTTTTCTTTGCTACATCTAATTGGTTTTTTGTTGCCTCATAGATTAGGTCTTCTTGTTTTCTTATTGCTAATAATTTTTCTTCACGTTTTTCTTCTAGGGCATATATTTTATCTTGTAGATCAAGTATATCTTTTTCAATCTTTTTTCTGTCAAAATTTAATTGATAGCTTTCACGTTCAATCTTATACTGACGATCTTCAATTTGTTTTCTAGTTAATCCACTAGTGCTTTTTAGTCCAGCAATTTCTGCCTGTCTTGCTGCCTGTAAAAAAGTTTCAGCACTGCTTGAAGCTGCTTCTGCCTGAGAAGATCTTATTTCTTGTATAGCCTGTGCTGCAGCAGAAATATCTCCCCTACTTAAAGCATCTGCCAATCCAAGTTGTTGCTTCTGTTGATTAGATATCTCTTGATTAATATCAGATATTTTTTGTAATGCTTCTTCTTGTTTATCATATTTTGAGTTTATATCTTCTGCAGCTTTGTCCATTAGAGTTAACTGCTCAGAAAGAACCGATGACTCATCCGCTAATGCTGCTAATGGTCTTTCAAAGTCTATTTCAATCTTTCTTTGAAAATCATTGATTTGTTCTTGGTACTCTTCAATAGGTCTTGTTATCTCTTTTTCAATGTTGCGTTGTTCTAAATCAATACCTTTTTGAATATCGTCAATGTCTTTTTGAATTTTATCTATAGCATCTTGTGCATTTTTAACTTCTTTTTCTGCATCAATAATCTTTGGCTTATATTCACGTTCTGCAACTCTATCAAAGAAAGAAAATAAATCATTTGCTTTTTGTTGTAATTTATTTTGTGCTTCTTCTGGATTAATCTTAAATTCAATATTGATATCAATTGCTTTGCCTTCTTTTATTGCAGATAAATATCTTTCAATTCTTTTTGTAACTTGTTCTGCTGTTGCTGCCTTATCTAAAAATGATTTCATCAACATTGGATTGCCCAATATGCCTTGAATATCTTCTGTTGTTGCACCCATTGTCAGTAATCTTGGAATTATTTCATCAAAATCTTTCTTTAAGGTGTTTTCTGCTTCTAGTGCTACTAAGAAATCTCTAATTGCTCCAGATCCTGCTCTTTTTTCAATGTCTTCCATGATAATAGAAACTTGCTTGAGTTGTTCTGGACTTATTTTACCTGTTGCAAGACCAAGAGCAATAACTGAATCACTGGCATACTTAAGTGCAGTTTCTGCATCAAATCCAGCCTTTTCAAGAATTCCATAAGCCTTTGCTGTATTCTTTAATTCTTGTTGCTGATTCTGAAGTTGTTCAATAGCCAGCTGGAATGCAGACTTTTCTGTTCCTGTAGTTGTTGTATCAGTAGTTACTGCATTACGTATTTTTGCAAGTCTAATTTCTTCTTCAATAGATTTATTTAGTGCTGCTTTAGCCTCATTTGCTTTATTATCTGCTATAGCAAGCGCTCTTGCTTGATCTGCAGATGTGCTTTTTACTCCAAATGCTTTAAGATTTGCATCAGCAACTTTGTTTAATGCTTCTGCTGCTGCTATTGCAGTTGCAGCATTTACAATAAGATTATTTGTTACCCCCGCAATTGCTGCTCTTAAGAGAAGTTGTTTATCTTTTAGGTTATTTACACCCATAGCAGCATCTGCAAGTGATGGGCTAATTTGTCTTAATATACGATTAAATAATCTAAGTTGGGTATTTGCATCTGGAACAGATTTTTCAATTTGAGAAAACATTGCATCTGTTGCCTCTTTGAACTGCCTCATATCCATGCTTCCGCTTTGAGCTAAACGGTTCAAGCTTAGAGAATATGAGGCTATTGCAGCTGATGCATTCTTAAGAGCTGCTTTTGCTTCTTTATTTGGAATTAATCTTTCAACAAGATTTATTCTTGCAGAACGCCCTTCTCCAACTGCTACTTGTTGATATACTTTTTGAAGTCCAGACTGAAATTCTTTTTGGAATCCGTCAAGGGATGTTCCAATTTCTGAGGTTAAATCAATAATTCCTTTTTTGTCAAAGCTTATGCTTTTAAAATCAAACTTAAGATCTTTTTTACCAGCTTCTTCTTTTATTGCATCTATTAAAGCTTGTACCTGTTCTTTTGCCATACCCTGAGAAATTAACTCAAGGCCTTTAAATGTAAGTGCTGACTGTGCTTGTTTGTCAGTCATACCCCGAACTTGACTAATAGTTTGTCCGTATGCAGATTGAAATCCTTCAGACTCCTTTATCTGCTCTCTTTCTGTTCTTGTTTTTACTGAAACACGCTCAAGGTCTTTTTCAAATTGTTCCAAAGAGCCTTTTATTGGAATAAAATTAAACTGCTCTCCTAAAAACTTTGTTTGAGCACTAGTTGTAGATAAAACATCAGAAAATGCTTCTAGTCTTTGTCTTTCTTTTTCTCTTGCTTTATTTGATAGATCAATAATTTTATATGCAGCAAATAAAGCTGTTGTTACCAATCCTACTGGACCAAGGAATCTTGTAACTAAAATTCCAGCTCTTGCAAGACCTCCAAGAAGCCCTGCTCTTCCAGCAAGTGCTTTCGACGTGCCACCAAACATTGGTCCTGCTGCCATTGCATTTGCCACAGCAGACTTTGCAAGCCCTGCTCTTGTTGCAACAAGTTCTGCTATTTTTGTTTGTGTTAATAATTGTGTTACAGACATTAATGCAAATAATAATCCTGAATATTTCATTACTTGATTTGACAGTTTTCCAAGAGAACCGCCTGCCATTGATCCAGCACCTGCTAAAGATGTTAAAGCAAAAGTTCCAGCCATAAGGCTTCTATTCATAGAGTCAATTTTTTCTATAGAAGTTTTTCTTGCTTTTGTCTCAGCATTTATTGCATCTACTGTAACGATTGGAAGCATTTTTGTTCCTGCAGGTATAATTGGACCTATAGGTACTGGTCCTTGAGGACGAGAGGCACCCCTTCCTGCACCCATAGCACGAGAAACTACTCCTGGTGTTGCAAGAGAGCCTGTAGCAGCATTGCTTACTTTTGCAGCGGCTAGAGACGCATCATCCATTCCTTCAAGCATACCCTGCTCAAAGCCATCAACAACCTTTTGTCCTTCACGCTTTGCTGCCTGTGATGGAGATTGTGCTTCAATGCCTTTTGCTATTCCTCTTATGGCATATTTACCTAAATCAATTCCAGCATTTTGTGCTTCAAGTATAACTTGTTGAGACATTGCATCAATATCTCCTAAAAGACCTCTTACTCTTGATTGAGCTTCTTGATCTAGTTGATCAAATATCTGTCTAATAGCAATAGCATTTTGAACCCCAACTTTTCTAGCTGCTTCTCCAGTAAAATTAAATGCTTGCTGTGTTGGATATACTCCTGGTATTTGTTCTTGTACAGTTGCATTTATTCTTTCTTTTTCTCCTGGTGTATTATAACCACCCTTAAGGGATTTTCTTCCTGAAGTTATTCCAACAATTTCTTTTAACGCTCCAGGCTTTGATAATTCTTGTCTTGCAGCTGCAACATCTTTATTTGCCTCAGCAACTTTTGCATATGCTTCTTGAGTTATTCTATTAACATCTTCTGCTGTTACTGTTGTTACTTCTCCAAGTTTGTTAATACCTTCTTCAAACTCTCTTGCTAGACTCTCAACAGCGCTTTCTATTGATTCGGTAGATGCTCCTGCTTTTTTCATTTTTGCAATTAGTGGTGCGTTATAACCTCCTGCTTGAGCAACTGCCTCTTTTTTAAATAGTTCTATAGGAGCTTGCTTATTGCTACCAACTTCACCTAATGCTTGATTAAGTTCTTGTGACTGAGCAGTAACTTCATTTGTAAATACATCAAAAGACTGATCTAGTCCATTAGATACACTAGCAATCATACGTTCAACAGTATCTTTAAAGCTTTGAGCTTCTGATTCTGCTAATTTTCGTAATTCTGCCCCAGTCATTTTTAAAACTTCTGCAAAGTGTCCTAGTTGATATCCTCCAGGGATATTTACTTGAGCTCTTTCACCACCACTTGCATTTCTGCCAGGTCTTGTACTTAAAAATTCTTCAGATACCTTACCTTTAATATATCCAGGAATATTACCAGCAATCATTCCATTGATAAGTGATCCATATTTCTTTGACATCTTTGCTGGAATTACTGTTTCTCCAGGAGTTAGTAATGCTAATTCTGTGTCTTGATTTCCAGTACCGCCAACAACTACTGGCTTTCCTTCTGCTCTCTTTGTTGGGATAACATTTGGTGCCCTCATCATTCCAGGGTTTATGGCTGCAAATTTTGCACCAGCAATAGTTGCTGCTTCATATGCTGCTTTAAGTTGTCCAACAGCACCTGATTCAACTGTAAATGTTTGTGTTAGTCTTGCATGTGCTTGGTCTAGAGAGTGAGACGCTGCTGCTGCATCAATCTGCTCCATTGTCAAATACTCGGTTTGTTCACCTAATATTTGAGACTGTCCAGTTAATCTTAAGTATCCATTACGCAATATCATTGCACCCTTGACAATGTTTGCAATACCGTTAGCAAGCAAACCAAATGTCATAAGTGCTACAGGACCAATTGCTCCAATTCCAACTGTTAACACAACTATTGCTTTTTTTACTCCAGAAGATAAGTTATTAAATTTTTCTATTATTCCGCCAACAAACTCTAAAATTGGTGTTACTGCTTGAAGAAATGTTTGTCCAACTGGAACAAGTGCAAGCTTTAAGTCTTCAACTGATTTGCGGAACTTGTTCATTGCTGAATCAGCAGTTACTCCAAGTTCTGTTTCAGATAGTTTTGCTAGATCTTCAATTGATGTGCCAGCTAACTCAAGAACACGAGCAGCCTGACCAGTTTCATTTGTTACGTTATCAAATAAAGTTGATAGACGAGCAAACTGGAACTTTCCAAAAAGTTGTTCAATTGCTCTTGCACGAGTTAGTGGATCTAGCGTATCTAAAGCCTTGGCAAAATCAACAACTGTTGCCTTAAGATCTCCTTGATTTCCTTCAACAATCTTCTTAATGTTGATCCCATAGCCTTGAAGGATTGCAGATGCTTTTGCTGTTGGATTAATTAAAGCAGCAAGACCAGACTTAAGTGCGTTAGCACCTTCTGATGCATTAATTCCACCTTCCTTCATTGCTGCCATAAAGAAAGCTAAATCTTTTACATCACCGCCAAGTTGTTGGATAACTGGTGCAACTTTAGGTATAGCGGTTGTAATATCATCAAGAGATACAACAGTTTGGTTTTCTACTGCGTTAAGAAAATCAATAGAACCAGCAAGTTGATCTGATGACATTTTAAATGCATTTTGTAATGATATAGTTGTTTCAAGTGCTTTATTTGCTTCAATTTGTCCTAGAACAGAAAGTCTAGTTGCCTGTGCTGTTTGTCTTTGTAAATCAACACCCTGGAATCCAGCTGCTGCTGCCTCTGCAGCCAAGCCTACTGTTTGTGAAACAGCAACGCCATACTTGGTAAATGATTGTCCAAGCGCAGTAATATTTTCAATTGCTGCTTCTGTTTCTGCTTTTGGAGTAAATAAATCTCCATAAACTTTTCTAAATTTAATTGTTGCTTCTTCCATTTCCATGAAAGTGCGTGTTGCAGCTGTTCCCAAAGCCATAAGAGGTAGTGTAAATCCAACCATCAACTGACGGCCAGCCCACTGTGTATTCTTACCAAAGTTTAATAGGTTAGTAGAACCTTGCTTAACCAGTTGATTAAATATTGCTTGTTTCTGTGCTGCTATCTGTGACTGAGTAGAAAAATTACCCATATCAAGTTGATTAGGCATGATGGCAATTGCTTTCATTACCCCGCTAGTATCACGGCCTAATTTAATATATTGTGTTTGTAATCTTTTAACACGATCTTCTGCTACTTTTTCGATTGTGTCAAATTCTGATTTAAATAATTTTCCAAATGTTTTTGTTGATCCACCAGCAAACCTGAAATATTCTCGCATTGAGAATTTATTTTTTTCAAGTGAATCAGTAAATGATTCTGCTGTTGTCCTTACTGTGCGGAGTTCTGCAGAGAATGTTCCAATAGCATTTACACTATTAAGAAAATTCTTCTGCAGATCCCTCTGCGCCAGTGCAGCAGATTCGCTGCTTTTAGCGATAGATGTATGAAACTGAGATATCTGACGTTGTAAAGCCTTTAGTTGGACTAACGCTTCAGACGTATCAATATTAACGCCAATATTAGCATTAACGTCAGCCATCTATTTTACACCTCGCTTTTTAGTTTTTATTATTAATCGTTAGAATCTACAGCAAGTGTTGTACCTGATGCTGCTTCTACGATTTTGTAGACAGTTGGCAAATCTAGAACTTCTTCTAGCTTATCAATGTCATCTGCTAGTTCTGGCTTATACTGCTTCATAGCAATTTGAACACATTCAACAAGAAGAGTCATTGACTTTTCATTATCATCCGCCACTGCCGCAACTCCCTCAAACTTTGTCATAAACGGACGAAGTAGAGAGATTTTTAAAGGACGAACAGAGATTTCTGTACCATCCATAAGTGTGAGTTTTTGAGCCTCATATTTTGTTGTTGCCATTTTACCTCCTATTAGGTAGTCTTAATTATAGCATGAGTGGGCTATTTTTTTATAAGAGATGGATCTCTAGCATCTTCATAATCAAGACCCATTCCAATACCAAATCCTGCGCTTCTAGCATTTTGTCCTTGCAGTGCTAAAATGTCATTACTGTCAGATGTAGCCCCACCACTAAAGACTCTAGCCTTCATGTCTTCCCACTCTTTTTGTCCTTTCTCAGGGCTACTAGCGCCCTCTAAATCAACACCCTGTATCGCTGCTAAGAACTTTTTTTCTTCATAATCTAGTTCTCTTTTGCTAGAAAGTGTAATCATTAATTCTGGCATAGATAGTGATTCTTCTAAATCTTGATAGTCTTTCCATATACCCAGAATAAAAACTTCTGATTCTAATTTTGCAAGATCTAATTCATCCCAGGTCATTCCGCTGGATTTGGCTTGTTCTACAACTGGTTCTTCTGATTTTTTATTTATTTTAATACCAGCAGCAATATCAATAATCTTATATATTGTTGGTAAATCAAGGTGATCTTCTGCTGAGTCTGCTATTTGTGGATAGTATTGTTTCATGCATATACCGACACATTTTGATAAAATCTCAATAGCTGCGTCATCATCTATGGAGGTTTTAATGTTTTCAAACTCAACCATAAAATCTCTTAAATATTTAATCTTTAATGGAATTATTTCTATCTCTGTTCCATCAATTAAATAAATATTACCCTTATTATATACTTCTGTAGCCATTCTATCTATTCTATCACAACAACAAAGCCCACCCCCGAAGGGATGGGCCTGTTATTAATCTAAACTAGATTATTATGCTGGTGTGTAGGTACGATCAATGATCTTACCGTATGAAGCAGATGTGTCTTCTGGAAGAAGGCGGAAAGATACTTCAAACATTGAAGGCTCATCACGCTTTGCAGATACTGTTACATTCTCAATTGAGAGTGCACGATATGCTGCATAAACACGCTCTACATTTGCTGAAATAGCGCAGTCACCTGTTCCAGGTCCAACTGCAACAATTCCACGCTCAACTGGGCACTCACCAATATCTCCTGCGGAGAGATTAAGTGTTTGTCCAGTTGAAAGTGCTTTTCCAGATGATGCTCCTAGATCAGCAGTTTGACCTGCGATAGCAAGCAATAGGTTTTCAAGAGTTGCCTCAGCAAAAGCAGTTGCAAGGTTAACCTGCATTCCCTGCTTGTAAAGCTTTGCAACATCAAGAACCTGATCAACAGCAACTTCACCAAAATCTGGCTGGAACTGTAGTTCAAGACCATTCATGGTGTAACCCACGTTTGTAAAGTCTAGTCCAGAAGACACTGCGAAATCGCTTAGTGTGTCTCTGTAAGACTTGTTACTTTGAAAAGCTGGAAGATCTCCAGGTAGCATAGGCTCTGTAGCAACAAAGAATGCTGCTGCGCCTACAATTATATTATTTGACGTACCACGAGTATACGGCATATTTATTACCTCTACTTTCAATAGAATTGATATTAAGTTGTGGGGTGTTTCCTCAAAATAATTATAACAGCATTTTTAATCATATAATGGAAGGGTAGCCCCGTTAGGGCCTGTAACATTTATGTCTTTTGCATGGTAGTCATACTCAATAATAATCTTAGTAACATATATTGTTTTTGCTGATATTAGGTTCATCAATTCTCTATTCTCTTCAGACTGATAAACACGAATATTATGAAAAAACACATTAAATGGCAGGCTGGCGGTTGCTATTTTAGAGCAAAAAGAGTTAACGTCCTGTCCTGCCGAATCTTCTCTATCAAGAGATGTCATGATAATTCTGGTTGAATCATTCATTTTTGACAAATTTGTGCAATATAAATAATAAACTGTTTGCTCTCTTTTTTTTCTATAAAATGGGCTTGTTCTAAGTTTAGCAAGTCTTTCATACTGAATTAAGATAGGATCTGAAACTCCTGGAGCCCCTATGTAATTTTTGAAAACGTCTTCTATACTTGTTGGACTAGATGGAAATATTGGATTCATTTGCTCGTACCCAGTTAAAATGCCAAACAGTTTTAATTGTTCAGAGATGTACTGATTAATAAAAGTTGGAGGGAAGCCTGTTGATTTAATTTCATATGTCATGATATTATTCTACCTCAATGTTTGCATTTGTTATCCATCTATATCCAACAGATACACCCTTTTGTTTACCCTGTTTTGCTCCAGCTGCCAGATTATTTTTGTAAATTACAGGGTTACTTATGTAGTCAGAAATACCGCTTGCTCTTAAAAACGCTTGAGTAAAATACTTTTTCATAAACTCATCAAAAACTCTTTCAAAAGATCCTTCTGCTTCTTTTCCACCTGGGTTTCTTACTGTGGTTGGGCTTGTTGTAAATACTGTTTCTCCATCTGAATAAAATCTTAATACCGAACTTTTTTTTGGTTTAATTACAACTGGTATTCCATTTTCCATAATCCTTGCTTTATTATAAAATGGTGTATTGCTTTCTTCTTGTATGGTTGTTGATTGTCTAAAGGTTGAATTAATAGACAACCCAAGATTACTAACAGTATAATTAATATCAAATAGTCTTGCTTGAGGACTTCCTGTTCTATACCATTCGTATACATGGTGAAGCGCTCCAGCACTAGATCTTGCTTCAACATCTACATATTCTCCTAAAGCAAAAATAACACCTTTTCCTAGATTGTTAAGAAACAAGCTTTTTCCTTTTTGTGCTCCTTCTAAGAAACCTAAAGAGTAGTTTGCAATATTTAAAAGATCTTTTTCAAAATTATTTGTTTTCAGTGAAACTCTCATTAGTTACCCGCTGCTTGACTTTCTGTTCTGCGCCAAACCATAGTATAGTATTCTATATCTCCAAAGGCACCAACAAAAGGATCTAGGGTTTCAATTTCATATAGTGTTCCCTTGCCATCTCTTGGCCCTGCAGTTTCTTTATATAAGATAACATCCGAAGAACTTCTAATGTTTGTAATTAAAACATTGGTGATAGAATTATCAGAGTTATTGGAAGATATTCTAATATCTGATTTAGATCTTCCAAGAATTTTTCCTTTATTCTGTAAAAACATTTCTGGCTTATACTCTTTTACTCCTGGCTTATCAAGTGGTACTGCACTGCAAATAATAGTTCTATCAAAAACCCATTCTTTATTTGCTTGTCCATAATTATTTTGAGTAATTATTGGATAGTAAATATCTGCCTTCATTGGGTAGATAAAATCTGTTGCTTCGCAATCTACCATTACAAAACTCCAAGTGGACCAAAATTTGTAATATACTTTTGTAAAATCTTATCTACTATAATATTTCCAGTACCATCAAGTGATGACTTGTCAATCTTAATCTTATACTGATCTGTAGAGTAATCAAGAACATATCTTTTATGATAGTCTAACTTTCCACACTTAATATCATTTATTAACATTTTGGCTGCATCATAGATATCATAAGGTACTACTTTATATCCTGTTTCAAGTGAAAATAAATAGTTAAATGTTGTTGGGAATGTAACACCTGGAGCTACCGCTAATGTTACAGCGCTATCTTCTGTATCATAAAGATATATTGAATCCGACTCGCCAAGTGGTACGCCTTTTGGTGTTCCAACTGATCTAATATATGAATCAGTCATCTGCTGATTCCATTCTTTAATAATGGCAGTCTTATCTTTTGTTAGTAAATAATTCCATTGTCCTAATGCCTGTGGATCTTCATTTGAATCCCAAACAAGTTCATTGTTTTCATAAGCCTTTAAAATTTTATATACTCTATCCCATAGAGCAAGGTAATCTGTTCCATTACCATTTACCTCATACCAAGATCTTTCATAGTAAAAGCCTCCAGGAACAATTGAGTCAATTATTGCTCTTGCTAATGCTTCATATTCTACGTATTCCTTGATTTGACTTGCTGTTGCTGTACCGCCTTCATTTGCCAAACTTGTTGGATTTATATATGGTCGTGTTATATCTAGATTATCTTCAACAACTATATCTCCAGGAAGTCCGTCAACATCTTCATAAATTGCTAAATAGTATGACTCATCATATGAATTAAAAAGATTTGGAAGCGTATACTCTAGTTTTGATCCAGATGTTGAAACAATGTTTTCTGTAACATCATTGACATTTCTTGAACTCTGATTAATTACAAGAATATAGTCAGTGTTTGGCAACGGTACATCATAAGATATCGTTAATGGATATGGTGGGACTCTTAGAATCTGCATTAAATCTTACCGTAGTGTCTTGCAATCTCTTTTGGCGATGCTTCACGCACTGCTTTATGAGATAGCCACTTAACGGATGCCTCCTTTGTGACAATGTTATAACCCTTTTCAAGGGCACCCACACCGTTCCAATGTAAGTTACGCTCAGAATAGAGTGCAATCTTTTCACTTGGATTCTCAACTACTGTTTCTTGTACTTCATCTTTTCTTGGTACAAATGGCAAAATCGCTTCTAACATTTCTTCTTTTGTACTTGTTCCATATAAATCAATATTGTGTTTTTTTGCATATGCCTTCAATTGTGGAACTGTTTTTTTAGTAAATTGTGCTACTGCTTCTGCTGTTGTTGTCATAATATCCTCCACTGCTATTATATCAGAGATAAACTATCTCCTACTTGGTCTTAAAGTTTGTGGTTTTCTAACACCACTTGGTGTTCCAGAAATTGTTATATTTTCACCAAATATGGGTGTTGGTATATTTCCTAAAACATTGTTTTGTGTAATCATTCCATTTGGTCCCATTATTATTGCACCACCTACCCCGCCAACTGCAATAGCACCATCACCATTATGTTGATGAGGTACTGTAGGATTTCCTGGATAAGACATAATCTTCCTTAATTGATAAAGGAGGCAGTTTTTACGCTGCCTCCTTATCGTTTAGTTATTATAAACTATTATACAGTAGGATCAACTGCTGCGTCTGCCCAAGCAACCGCATCAAGCTCTTCCCATTGTAGACCAAAGCGAACGAATACTGTGTACTCAATTGTATCCTTCTTTGGCTTGTATTCACGGTTTACAGTGATGTCTCTCTGGAAGCCCCAAATACGGTTAGCAGGGAATGTCAAGTCGACATAGTTTGCTGGGTAGTAAGGTACTTCCTGCACATCAATTCCAAGAACACGTGTTGTACGTGCTCCACCAAATGTCTGTGCCTGTCCATCAAGGTATGCCTGACGATTGCGCTCTGTACCAGCAGTACGTGGAGCAAATGCTTCTGCAATAGCATCAGCAAGTGTTCCGTTGTTCTTTACGATACCCTGGAAAGCATCTGTACCTGCGTAGAACTTTAGGTTCTGCTTTAGTGCACGATACTTACGTGGCATTGCAAGGATAATATCCTGCATTACTTCGGTTGTCCAGTTGTCGTTAGAAACAGTGACGAGTGCTTCGTGAGCATCGCCATCGTTGCGTACCTTGTGCACGAAACCTTGCATGATTGAAAGGAATGCGCCAGTTGAACCATCGCCATTAATAGCAAGGTCTTCAATATCGTTAGCAAATGCATTTGTCATCAAGCGAACTAGATGATCTTCAAGTGCTCCGCCTTCAATATTGTCTTCAAGTGCTTCTGTAGATACTTCCCAATCAAGACGAATCTTCTTGGTTGTTAGCTCTACCTTAGTGAATGTTGCACCTGCGTTTGTGTAGTCATTGCTTGCCTGTGCAGCAGCACGGATTACACGCTCACCAACGTTAACTTTCTCAAGTTCCATGGTGTTTGCTCTCATTGTAACTCTACGACCATCTTTGGCGAGAACTGTTGCATCCCACACATAGTCGATGAAGCGACGAGCCTGTTCTGGAAGTAGAATACCTCCAGGTGTACCAGTTGGATTTACTGCGTTAGCACCATTGGTTGTACCAAAGTTTGCTGTTGCAATATTTCCCATTTCTGCTCCGACATTTGAAGTGGTTGGGCTGGTAGCAGTTGCTCCGCCAATACCACCAGATGCGAAAGCACCATCACCTGCGTGTTGGTGGCTTACGGTTGGAGATCCTGGATAGTTCTTTACGATTTCTTGTTCCGACATATTGTTCACCTCCTAGTGAATAGTACTTATTGGAATAAGTCGGCTGTTTTGAGGAAACGACCGCCCCATAGGGATTTTTGAGCCTTCGTTTCCGAAAACTCCTGCACGATCTCGCCTAGATCGCCAGACTTGCGGAAAGCGGTGTCTTTTTCGACCATATCTACTCGCTTTCCAAACTCACTGAAGTTACCCTTAACTTCTTTTACCTCATTTGATACAGACTTAACTTCACCTGTAACGGCTTCAAGGGACTTCGTAATAGCTTCAACAGTTGTCTGCATAGACTTTACTGTTTCTGCTAGATTGCTCAAGGCATTAGTTAGATTTTCATTGATTGAAGAAACTGCCTTAGCAACTTCCTCTGTTGCGTTAACAACAGCATCAACTGAATCATTTGCTTCTTCAACAACAGGTGCTTCTTCAGCCTCTGGTGCTGCTTCTGCTGCTGGCTCTGTAGCAGGAGTATCCTCTGTAGGAACTTCTACTGGAGCCTCTTCTACAGCAACTGCTGCAGCCTCTGGAGCAACCTCAACATTTTCAACCAACTCTACTGTCTCTGCACCCTGTGCTTCAACGATTGTTGTTTCTTCTGTCATAGGATTTTCCTCCTCTGTCATCTTAATTGTTCTAATGCCTTTTGCACTATCAACTAAGAACTTTATTTTTTCTGTATTTTCTGAATCTGTTTTTTCAACAAAACCAATATTTTTCATAGGCTTTCCAGAAGTTGGACTATCTGCTGAATCATCTTCTGACATCAATACAATATCATTTTCTGAATCCCAGAATACATTTCTAACTTCTGTTTTTGAAAGGTATCCGCTAACTGTATTTTTACCGTCTACTTTTTCAATAGAGATAACATTAGCAAACTGGTTTGCTGGATTATCAACAAGTGATAATTCAAACAATTCATACTCTTTAATTATACGCACTGATTTGTCAAGTTTTTCATCAAATGTATCATCTGACTTTGTGATGTTACCACCGATTGAAAAACCAGTTAGAGTGCCGTCAAGAACCTTTTCCCAAGTATCCTGGGCTCCTTTTGAAACATAAGCAGATACATAAACTCCGTTATAAAACTTCTTTGATTGAGGTTCAAAATAACGATCTTCTTTAAATGAAACTACTTTGCCAACTGCATTTGGTCCGTGCATTTCACGAAGATTTCCACGGAATTTCTTAAATGCTTCTAGGCTTGCCTCTGTTGTTACAATGTCATTTTGCTTGTCAATATTATCTAAAGTTGCGAAACCTGAAACAATTCTGCGCTCTTGGTCTATCTTGCCAATGGGCATTGAAAAACGAACGTTGTCGCCTTCGGTAATCCAGTGTGCTTTATTTATAATCATGGCAGTACTATTATATCAAACCTTTTTAGGGTTTTCTCAATTATTGAGATGATCTTCCTTCTCCTTGTGGGTTTCTACCTTCAAGTGTTGCTGGAGAGTCTGAAGAGTTGTTTGCTCTTTCAGCATCCCGCTGACGATTGCCAGCAAGGTTTGCTCTTGCATCTGTTGCCTGTCTAGGTGTCATTGAAAATGGTGAGTTACCATCTCCATCTGGTCTTGGAGGCATGTCGATCATTTCACGAGCTTCATCTGGAGTGATAACCTGTGTCTTGACGTATCGTTCAATAATCTGAGACTGAGCAATTTCATCCGTCAGTGTAAGTTCATTAAATTTAAGAGTTAGTATGTCTGTTTTTTCTTTAATAATCTTATTGATAATTTTTTCAAGTTGTGCCTGTGCTGGACGTGCAACCTGCTCCTTAAAGGTTCTGTCTTGTGACATTGCAGCAGCGATGGCACCAGAATCTGATCCTCCTAGTTTTGAGATAGGCACTTGGTGTGCTACCAAAATATCATCACGATTTTGTTTTCTATACTTTTCAAAAGATGCCTCTTGAATTGCTGCCTCAACAGGTTCCATCTTAAACTCAACCTTATTGTTGTCTGTATCTCCAGGAAGTGGGATGTATAGGGTTCTATGGTTTTGCCCCTTAAGACCGCTCTGCAAAAATCTAAACATTTTATCTTCTGCATCTGCAGATAACTTTGCGCCCTTGACTGTAATAATATATCTTGGGGCTCCCTTATTCTGGAAGTAATCAATGTTATATTGAGCAGCAAGTGAGTCACCAATTAATGATGATACCGCTGAAATAATGTCAGGAATTCCATAGTATGTGTTTAGTGGGGAGTATTCTTTAATATGAATAATCTCATTTGGACGAGTATCTGTAGTCATTGGGTTTGTATTATTTGCCCCAAAGTTGCGGAAGTAAACAACCTTTTGTCCAATAATCTGAACGAACCCATCACGCAGTCTTCTTACACGAACGGTTGTAGACGGGATATGCCCAATATAGCCAATCTCTCCAGTTACAGTTCTACCAACTTCTAGAAATCCATTTCCAGTTGCTTGTAGGTCTGTATAAACTTTTTCCATTGTAGTTGTAAAAGAGTCATCATCATTTAGTGATTCTACCCATTCACGCATTTCAAGTTTCATTCTTTCAATTCTTCTACGTGCACGTTCTACTGCACCTTGGTCATCGTTTGTTTCGAAGCGTAACATTGTTCTATCTGTAATATCAAAGTGGTATCCAAGACCAACAACATTTTCTACCTTTGCATCAATTGCAGCATGATTTGCAAAAGATGTATCATAATAACTTGCTAATTCATACATGTTGTATGGTGGTGTAATTACATCAAATAGTCCATAGCCATTTCTGTATACAGTACCAGGATTAATTTGTTTTGATTCTGCACCGTCGCCAGATGGAACTGCGTTTGCAGAGTTAAGATATTGTGTAGTTGGTTCTACTCCGTTATAGGCATAGTTTGTTTTAGAAACAGTTCTTGTTGTTCTGCGCTTAAAGTTTTGATCTATGCCAGAATAATCTTTTAGTATAGTCCAATCTTTTACAAATGGATCTTGTGCTTTAAAAAGGTTTTCAGATTCTTCCTGAGTTCTGATGCTTGCTTGAATGTAATCGTAGTCGTCGCTCATGCTTCGTATGCATCTCTTCCGTGTTTGTCTATTGTATCTTGTGCTGCTTTCCATGCACCAAGATCGTTCATTGAAGGAATGAGCCCCTGCCTCATTCTATCCAATTGCTCTGAATGCTCTTCTTCACTAATTCTTGTAAGTCCAGGAACAAAGATTGCTTCTCCGTCTCCCTCATCACCATAATACTTTGCTGCATTCTTAAGCTTTGTTATCTGATTAATATCTCCACGTGTGGACTCAATGTTTAGCACACTTCCTTCGCCATCTGTAAACCAACTGCCGTCTGCCTTCTTGTAAACGTACAGGCCCCAGTTATATTTCTTTTCTATAACCTGACGACGTACATTTCCTACAATAGGCTTACCAGTTTTTGGACTAATTAATGGATTCATGTACTCAAGTATACCAGATTAAACAGGTGTGCGTATCAAAGAGACTGACGATATACCTTCATAGAACCTTAATCTTTCTGGATTGACCAAAACTCCACGAGTAGGGTCATCTATAACTATTCTATTAGTTCCAACATATTGCTGGTAAATATCTCCAAAATTAAGAATACCAATGTCTGTAGATGAAATAATAAGCATAGTTGCCCAAGTAAATGAGTTTTCCCAGTAGTCCCAAATTTGGTCAGACACCTGGCCCCAGTTTCTATAAACTACAGTCTGCGCTCTTTCAAGGTTTGTAATAAGATAAGCAGATACATTATTATATGTAAGTGGACCATTTAAGTTAAGTCTTCCAACATCATTATTAAATGATACATTTGTTGGAAATTGTACCCCAAGTACAAGCCACTCCTGATTAACAAGGTACGGCCTTTCAACAAGAATGCCATTAACATAATATTGAATTCCTTCAATTGTAGAATCTGTAAGTCTGTCTTTTCCGTAAACAAATCCTCTTTGTGTGCTTGAGTCAGATATTATATAAAAATCATATATTCCATCATTATGCTCTAAAGAAAATAGTCTAGTCTCTGCAGTTGGGAAAGCAAACTCAGAATATCTAATCCACATCTGAACACCTTTAATTTCAAACTGCGGAGCCTCTTGGAAATTGATTGGTATTGAGATTCCTCGCTCTAATAAGTCATCTGAGCTTTTTCTAATCCTCCAACCAGAGTGTCTATTTAGATATAGATGTGGGGTAGATCCTTTATATGTGCTTGTGTAATTTTTTGCTTTAAAATCATAAGAGAATCCTCGTTTTGTAAATGGATAGACTGGTACGGCAAACTTTGTTCCCATTTCTGTAAAAGATGCTCTTTCTAAAACCTGAGAAGCAAGTTGAAGGTTTCTTACCTTAATCTTATTTTGCAGTGTAGCTTTTGCTTTAAAATCTAAGTGGTAAACTAATGCATAATTATTAAAATCAATAGCAATATTATTCTCGTCTATTGTTGGTGGAAATATGATAGATCCATCTATTACCTCATAGGCAGAAGTTTCCCATTGTCCAATTAGTGTTTCTGTATCAACGATTCCATTTGTTCTAGCCTGAACATGATTTGGTAAATCTATTAGGCTTTGATTTGCTCCAGTCATAATTGGCTGAAAACTAACATATGGTCTTACATAGTTATCAACAGTATTATAGAACTGATACTGGGTTGTCTGCAAGTTCATTTCCGCATAGTCATCCCAACCAGTATATGCAAAACTATCTAGTGCAGCATATGTTCTTGTTATATCCTGTCTAAACCAAATATTTAAATCATCATAATTCCATTCCTGTGTTAGTTCTACCGCTTGTGTTTCTATTGGTTCTGGATAGTCTATATTAAACTGAATCATATCAAGGTCATAATGTTGTACCCCTTCAAAATCTGTGACATACTTAGCAAAATAACTAAGTGGCATATAATCTTGCCAATATCCAGATACAGATACATCTAAAAAGTATTGTGAATATTTTTCAAATGCTTCAAGCGTATAATTTGCTGTGTGCCCTAATACTATGTTTGCGGTTCCTAGAGTGGTATCAAAGAATCCATCTGTATAGTTTACTAGGGATAGATTTCTATTATTATACTTTCCATCAAAATTAAAACTGTATACCCTGCCAGAAAAAGTATTATTTACATTATCTCCAAACATGTATATTCCAAGAATAGACTCATTAGAAAAAAACTTTCTTATTCCAGATATGCTTTTTTCTGATAGTGTTGGAACATTAATTCCAGCAACAAATCTTTGATTTGCTGTTATTGTTTTTGTTCCTAGAATTTGCTCAGAAGTCATTCCAGAAAATCTTACGCTATATGTGATTGTTGTAGAACTTAATACTGCCTTAATATATTCCTGTGTTATTTTATTTTCTACTTTAAATAAGAGCTCATTTGATGCAGAACCATCACTATAGAAAAGTCCATAAAAAGATTCTACTGGCTCTGCTAAAAATCCATATTCTGAAAAGTATGCTGTTGACTCTATTAAGTCCCATTCTGCATTGGGTTTAAAAGAAAAGAACTTATACCCACCTGGATCGTCTGACATTATTTCTTGATTGTCATCATAAAACTCTTGCAATGTTTTTGTTTTTAAATTTAAAAGAGGCAGACTATAGTTTGGAAGTTCCAGCGCCCTAGATGTTGTTGCAACATTGCTAAAAAATGCTTGATCCCATTTTGCATAATCTGGGTAGTTATAGTTAACAGAATAATCTGAGTAAGTATAGTCATTAAACGATGTTACCGCATTTAATGCCGACCCAGTTTGCTCTGGAGCAATAACACCTTGTCCCCAAACCCAGCGTCTTTTTGCAACTTCATTTGCAACAGAATAAGAATATAGTGCAAATGAGTCAATCTCTAATGGTGTAATATCTGGATGGGCATAGAATCCCAACCAATCTTGATTTGTTGCTCCATTAAACTCATCAGGAAAAACTAGGTTGTTTTCTATAAAAGGTATATTTATAATCTGTTCTCCATTTAGCAAAACAGAAAGATTGTTTTGAATATACCTAACATGAATAAGCATTGGTCTATACCACTCACCAATATAATGAGAAGAATACTGTCCACCAATTACAAAAGTTAAAAACGGCCCTTCAATATACAATCCGTCATTTGAAAAAACTGGACCAAAAATTCTATGTGGTTCTGATGTATCTGCATTAATCTTAACCCACATTTCTGCGGTATAGTCGTTGTACTTACCCTTTTGATTTAAAAATCCATACCCTGGAAAAACAAGAGATGGTTCTGTTGAATTATAATAAAGTTTGGTTACGTTGGAAGATCCATAAACAATTGGCACTCCAAAGTTTTTAGCATATAAATTAGTTGAATCAACTATGTAATAAGCATTTTGACTAGATATTCCGTAAGGAATTGCTGGTACAACATCTAGTCCAGTAATAAATCCAGATGGTGGTGAATAGTTTGAAAGATTTAGCCCAAGAGAACTTTTATTAAATTCTTCTGACCATTGGCCAAAGGTTATTCCATTAAAATAAAATGTATAGTCTGCTCCAGTTGAACCTCCAGGAGAAACATTTATCTTAAAAACAACTTGTACATTTGTTGCACTAGTTGACGGAATATCAAAAGTATCTGAAAAGAAAACCCAGCTTTCTGGATCAGCATCAGTAATATCTTGGGTAGAAAGAACTTCTACGGTTGATACCCCATTAAAATATTTATATCCGAATGATACAGAATTAGAAAATGCGCTATCTACATAAAGATATCCAGACATTGCAACATTTGCTTGATCTATATTAAATTCGGCTGGGTTTGTATAAAAATCACTTTCTATTAAAATATTAGAAGTGCTACCTGGTACAGTTCCAACTATTTTGGTTACATGACTGTCTGGAAATGGTACGCTATCTGGATCAGTAGTAGATAAAGAGGCGGTAGCACCTGCAACAGTCCAGTTAGCATTATTTTCTATTGCACGTTCAGACTCTGTTATTAGAGAAATATAGTCAAGTTGGTCATTAAGCATCCATACCGCTATCGGATGTTCTGAGCTAACTTTTTCTACATATAGATTGGATTTAATTGTCATATTTCTCCCAACCTATATTATAGCAGGCTAAGATGTTTTTATCTCACATACATCAGTTGTGCAGTAGTTTTCTCCAAGAGCCTCAAGATTGTCTACCCCGTCATAAATAGCAGACCAATCAATCTTCTTAATTGATCCAATATATGAGTTATATTCATCTCTTGTTATTTCTGTATATGGCTGTTGAGGATATACAGTATTTCCCATTGGTAGGAATGATACCGCCTTTAATTGACCTTCATACATATTAAGGGCTGAAGCCACATGCTTTGACTCTGTTTCCTTGTCAAATGATAGTGTTACAGAAACACCATTATCTGACCAGTACTTTTGAGCAGTTGCAGCAAGAGCAATCTTTTCAAATAATGTTACATCTTTTTCTGCTCTTGCATGTCCTGATGCTACTGGGAAATATACTACCTGTGTATTTGCAGATACTACATCTTTTTCAATCTTGTACCCCGCAGCTTTAAATAAATGTAGCATTGGGTCTGTATCACCAAAACGAATTGCACGAAGGAAGAACTCTCCGCCTGGACCCCAGTGAACTCCTGGAGTTGCTCCAGATAAGATTGACACTGAACCTGATGGCTTAACTGTAGTAACACGAATTGACTCACGAACACACAACCACTCTGAATACTTATGGTCATAGTGACGAATCTTTTCGTACCCCTCATCCATCCATTCACGAACCGCTGGCAAGCCATTTTGATCAGCAAAGGATGCAATGCCTGTTAGAGATGTTCCGATACGACGATTGCGTTGCATAATTCCATTTGTCTGTTGCCAGTGAGTAGGAAGAAGTGTTACGGTCTTTCCATATAAGTATGCAAACTTCAATGTCTTGAGGAAGTCCTCCTTAGATTCATGACGATTTAGGTGCACTTCTACAAGTGTACAAAGTTCGTATGACTCCAATGGCTGCTCCGCACAAGGATTGAATCCCATAACACGATAGTCCTTACCGTCTGCTGGATCTTTTAGTCGACCATAGTTACGAGCAACATCTAGCCAAATAAAACCTGGTTCTCCATTATTAACAATTAGATCTGTGTATTTTGCATAATCCATTCCTACCGTTGCAGAAATAGAATTATTAGACATCCATGCCCATCCTGGATTTTCTGGATCAAAAGAATTTCTTTCTGGGAATACTTCAGCATTTTTTAAATTAATAAAATCTTGGTCTCCTGCTGCACCCAAAGCAAGGGTTGCAGAACGACGAACATTACCAGAAACAACACAGGTTCCAATTAGGTTGATAATATCTGTAATTGCACGAGCATCAAGTTTTTCTCCAGCCCTAGAGCCAATAACTTTTCTAATACGTGTATGTAAGTCAATCAATGGCTTTGGACCGCTTGCAACCCCTCCAAAGCCCTTAATAGGGGCACCTAGTGGTCTAATCACAGAGTAGTCAAACTCCTGAATATTTTGATTTGGACGCAAAAATGAATTAAGAAGAATTCTAACAGATTCTACCCATCCTTCACGAGTATCAGGTATTTCATATGTAGATGTAGGTTCTGTTGGTGAATAAATAGGATATTCCTTTTCTGCTCCAACGGTATCAAATCCAACTCCAATACCCAGCATTAATGCATCCATTACCCAAGCAAATAATGCACCAGGATCGTTTCGATCAATGTCTCTTGTTGAAACCATTGCACAGTTTTGAAGTGCTGCTGAGTTTTTCTTCTCCATAGTCATTGCTGTTCCAAATGTCCACATACCACGTCCAGGAGGTGTCCACTTTAGTTCAAACATTCTTTGAAAAGCTTCTTGTGCAGACTTCTGAGCCTTGTTATCATTCCAAGGTAGGCGATTTTCTTTTGCGTGATTTTTTTGAACTGAGTACATTCCCTCAATTACACGCTTACAAACCTCATGCCAGCGTTCCTTTGTTCCATCTTCCTTTATACGAGAATATGTACGGATAAACGTTATTTCTCCTAATGAGTTATTACCAGCATCTGAAAATCCAAACGGTGCTGGAATTAGCTGATATTTATTTACAAATTCTTCTGATAAACGGAAGGAGAATACGCTTTCTGACATTTTATATACCTTTCAAAGTAAAATTAGATGAGTACTTCATGATTGCTAAAGTAGTACCTAAGTATAACACAGTTTAAAATGCAAAACAAGCGTAAGTGTGTTATATAAATGTTTACTTTACACTTAGAGCTTTTTGTTTTTAAAAGTTGTTCTTAGTTTTTATTATTCAGTAGGATTACTTGCTTCTTGAATAAGTGATGCAATTTCTTCCTCACTTAAACCTGCAGCAATTAATTTATCCATTGCTGATAATTCAACTACTTCTGGACTGGTAAATCTTCCAGTTTCTTGATCATATGTCCATCCAGTACCTGCAGGATTTTCAGATGTGTATTCAATAAGAGTGCAACGCAGTGCTGCCTCTGTTTCTTCTTTGTTATCTGCGACAATTATAGTTGAAACTACATTGCCACTCATCATTGCATATGTTGCCATTTGTTTTCTCCTTAGTAGTATAAATAAATAACACCGTTACCGCCAGCACCCGATGTTCCTGAGTTATTGGCACCGCCACCACCGCCACCACCTTCTCCTCCTGCACCACCATTATTGCCTATTGCAGGACTTCCGTTGCCACGATATCCAGCGCCGCCGCCGCCAGCACCGCCTAAGTTTGATCCTGTTGATGTGCTACCTGCACCGCCATTAAATAAATCTCCCTGACCACCAGCACCACCTGTTACTGTTGCAGTAAATGTTCCTGAAAAATTAAATGATGAACCACCACCTCCAGAAATCAAACCACGACCACCTGCTGCTCCTATAGAAGTGCCAGATGTATCTGTATCTGTACCTGCACCACCGCCACCACTTGATACCCCTGCGCCAGGTAAAAGCCCATTAGTATTTGCACCACTTCCACCGCCTCCACCAGCATATCCAATTCCACCATTGAAACCGCCAATAGGTGCTCCAGTATAACTTACTGCACCATTTGTAGAGTTAAGGTTTGCATTTGCTGCTGTTCTACCACTGCCACCACCTGCGCCGCCCAAGCTAGGTGTTAAAGCAGAAGTTGAACCAGAACCGCCGCCGCCACCACCAGCAAGGACCATCCCATAAATTGTTTCGCCTCCACGAATTCCCGCTAAGTTTACAACAGTTCCTCCACCTGCACCTACGATGCAAGTATTTGAAACATAAGTCCAACCAGCAGAATAGCCACCTGCTCCACCACCACCACTTGAAGCCTCTGATGAACCACCAGCACCACCGCCACCTATACATACCGCATAAACACGTTTTATATTAGAAGGAATTACTACAGAACCTGATGAAGTAATAGTCTGTTGAAGTTTTAATCCATATGGAGTATCGCTAAAAGATGAATTATTATAAATAGTTAAAGACATTTTTTCTCCTTAGTAGTATAAATAAATAACACCGTTACCGCCATTTCCGCCTATAGCACCATTACAACCGCCACCGCCGCCGCCACCACCAGGTCCACCATTGCCACCGTTATTTCCAGAACCAGGTAAGCCAGGTCCTATAAACCCACCACCTCCACCTCCGCCTCCAAATAAAATGCCAGTTCCACTTGAACCTGCACCGCCTGCAAAGAAATCACCTGCACCGCCTGCTCCTCCAGTTACATTAATAAAAGACATTGATGAACCTCCACCTCCACCAATTAATCCTTGACCTCCAGAGGCTCCTTGATTAGAAGCAGACATGCTTGTATTGGAATAAGATCCTCCACCTCCAGATACACCAGCAGAACCTGCAGAACCATTAGTTCCACCAGAACCACCATAGCCAAAGTTATCGTTACTGCTAGAAGCTGGTGCACCTGTGTATGAAATGCCACTTGCTACAATATTATTGGTTGAAGGTGCTGCTCCACCACCACCACCACCAAAAGTAGATGAAACATTAGTTGCGTTTGCCCCACATCCTCCAGCTCCGCCTCCTGCTATAACCATTCCATAAATTGTTGTTTCGCCTAAAATTCCATTACCATTTGGGTTATTAGTATTAAAATTATTAGTATTTGCTGTAAATGGTAAACCAATTTGTCCTCCACCGCCACCTGAACCTACAGTGCAAGTATTTGTTGCCCAAGTCCAACCTGCCGAATAGCCACCAGCACCACCTCCTCCTGCAAATGATGCAGCTGGATTTGGCGCAGTTGAGTTTCCTCCACTTGTCCAAACATTGGCCCTAGATAAAGTATTTGCAATAGTATAAGATGTTGATGTTGCATAAACAACTACTTGGTTTGTAAAATTAAAAGCAGTAGGGGTGTGGTTTGTCATAGTAACCATTTGACTAGCAGAATAAGTATTAATTGCTGTGTATGTAACAACTCCAGTAAAAGTTATAGTTCCTGTAGCAGAACCTGTTGTTTGATTATTTACAGTAAAGCTTGTGCCTGGATTGCTTGATATAACAACAAATGTTCCATTGTATCCCGTTGGAGTTGCACCAGAAATAGTAACAGGAACTCCCACAGGTACTACAGTTGTTGTGCTATAAGTTACTTGTCCTGATACTGGAGAACTTGGTGTAACGGAAGTTATAGTTCCGCCAGCTACTGCGCCTGTTGTTATAGTTGAAGCAGTTGCATTTGCGTTAGCTGAAACAGCTGGGCTACCTACAGTTGCGTTACTAACTCTAAATTGAGTTGATGAAGCAAAAGTAATAAGTGCATTTGTAACTGAAAATCCAGCAGGTACGGAAGCTGTTGTTACTGCCATTCCTGCTACGAAGTTATTGTCACAGGTGTATGTAGCAGTTGTTCCATTTCCAGATACTGCTGTTATTCTTCTATAGTTGTTAGGTGAATGATAAGTACCGCCACCTCCACCACCACCAACGCAAACCGCATACACTCGTTTAATATTAGATGGTATTATTACTGGAAAAGTTCCAGGCGTAGTAAATGCTTGTTGCAGCTTTAATCCGTATGGGGTATCAGTAAATGAAGAATTTTCATATATATTTGCACTCATAGTTTGTTCTCCTTAATAGTAAAGATAAATAATTCCTGCGCCGCCGTTGCCACCTGAGCCAGGCGCTCCACCACCGCCGCCACCACCTAGGCCACCATTACCACCTGTGTTTCCTGATGCAGCACCACCGTTTCCATTTGTAGTTGGATTTGCTGCCAATGGATTTCCCATACCTGCTCCACCACCACCAGAACCATTTGTTCCTGTACCAGTTGAACCTATGCCGCCCGTGTAAGCAATACCTGTTGGGCCTATTGCGCTGCCACCAGTTCCACCTGTACGTTGGCCTGTTGTATTTTCAACTCCACCACCGCCGCCGCCAACTAAACCTGAACCACCATTGCCACCAGTTTGAGCAGATGAACCTATTCCAGTAGCCGAACCACCACCGCCGCCTGAAATGCCATTTCCTCCCGCTCCACCAGCACCGCCTGGAGTAGAGTTTAATGAACCAGGACCTGCGCCGCTTCCAGGGCTTCCAGAAACACCGCCTGAGCCTTGGGTACCTCCAGGTATGCCCCAATAATTTGTTGAGCCATTGGAAGAAGAGCCACCACCACCACTACCTAAAATGCCACTGCTTGAACCGCCACCGCCACCTGCAATTACATTTCCATAGCGTGAATAGCCGCCAGAAGCTCCTGCTATACCCCCAGCGCCGACAATGCAAGTTGATTGCGCTAAAGTCCATCCCCACGCAACACCGCCAGCACCGCCAGCAAATGAGGAGCCGCTACGACCCCCACCACCGCCGACAACAATTGCATAAACAAAGTTGATGCCATCAGGAATACTTACTGATCCCGAAGATGTAAGAACTTGGCGTAGTTGTAATCCAAACGGTGCAATTAATGAAGTAAAACCATTAGGTGTGACTGTATTAGAAGATTGCTGCCAAGAAGATACTTGTGTACCTGCTTTACTTTTGCGAAATATGTTTGTCATCTATTTACTCCTAATAGTAAAGATAAATAATTCCTGCGCCACCAAGGCCCGACTGAGAACCACCACCGCCGCCGCCGCCACCTAGGCCACCATTACCACCTGTAGTTCCCGAAGCATTAGAGCCATTACCTGCAATTCCTGCTCCGCCACCAGCCGCACCATTAGCATTATTACCTATTGTGCCAGTACCACCAGTATAAATTGTTCCACCTATACCTATGCCATTGCCACCATTACCTCCAGTACGAGAACCAGTAGTATTTGTAGCAGCACCACCACCGCCACCAACTAAACCACTTCCACCATTGCCACCAGTATTGTTTCCAGTAACCGCTGAAACATTACCTCCACCACCACCAGAAATACCATTGCCACCATTACCTGCTGTGCCGCCAGCAAAAGAAGTACCTCCACCACCACCAGCGCCACTACCTACGCCAATTGAATTAGCACCATTTGCGATTGATGAGCCGATACCACCAAAATTATTTGGAATTCCCCAATAATTTGTTGAGCCATTACCGCCTGTTACGGCACCATTACCACCACTTCCTCCGCCTCCAATCGTTCCATTAGCTCCTGCTCCGCCGCCACCACCAGCAATAATGCTACCATAACGTGAATAACTACCTGATTGATTAAGTGAAGTTGTACCAACAATACAATTTGAGTTTGCTAAAGTCCATCCCCAAGCAACGCCGCCTGCTCCGCCGCCTGCTCCGCCAGAACCAAAACCAGAAGCACCTGAACCAACCACAATTGCATAAACCCAAGCAATTCCATCAGGAATTGAAACAGATGTTGTTCCTGCATTTATTGTATGACGTAGTTTTAATCCATACGGAAGAATAAAAGATGTTTGCTCATTAGGTGTAACTATATCACTTTGAGACCAACTAGATACCTGCGAACTAGATTCGCCTCTACGAATTGGATTAGCCATATTACGGAGCTATTCTATTTACATAACCTGAAATTGTGACAAGGTTTGCAGCACCGCCAGTACCAATTGCAATACCGCCTGAAACATAAGATCCAGTGGCTGCATTTGTTACAGTAAAGCTAGTTGAAGATGCTGATGCTATAGATACATTTTGTAAATTATATGCAGATGGATTTACTCCGTTTATTGAAACAGTTGTTCCAGTTATAAAGGTGTTTGCAGCAGTATAAGTTACAGTTCCAGAAGTTGCTGAAACGTTTGTTATAGTTGCTGATGCTGATTTTTGAGCATAGGCACCAACTGTATTGCCTGCTGATCCAGTGCCAGATAAAATTAAACCAGGAATTACAAGTGTTAATCCTGATTGTGAAGGTATTGTAATTTTAATATCATCATCAGGTGTTGCAGTTCCACCAAACTGTGTTGTTAAATTTACTGGTCCAGTATCAGAGTTATATGCATATAGCCATATTTCATCAAATGTGGTTGCAGATGTTCCTGTTGTATGAATAGGTGTGCCAGTTGAAGCAGTATTAGCAACCTTAATTGGTTGTCCATCTGTTTGTTGTGAAAAAGGTTTTTTCTCAAAAGTTGCCATATATTTATTATACCATTTCCTATCCGAATATCTGATTTGCTAATATATTTTGATCTGAGTCTGTTGCGCTACCGCCGCCTGTTGAATTTATTGTTACATCACCAGTTCCACCTGTAGGGCTTATTGTTATATTACTACCAGCGACAATTGATGTTACCCCGCCACCTGCACCAGTGGTTACAGATCCATCTGCCATTAGGTATTGGGAAGATGTTCCACCTTCTCTAATTATTGATGTACCAGTAACTGAGCCTTCAGCTACAACAGGACGCTTTACTCTAAATTCTTTATCTGTAGTTGCCACCGAAGTTCCCTATCCCCTCGGATACATAAGACTATGCCTCTATGAGCGTCTTATGTACCTTTACTGTAGTTCCATTTGTTGATGTTACAAGTAATCTTACATTTCCAGATAGGTAATCTGCATCAACAGTTCCTATCTGAGCATTACTAATTAAGTCTGCATATTCTGTTATGTAAACATTGTTATTTCCATCAACTGTTATTAATACTTCAATTGCTTCTATATCGTTACCGTTTTTCATTTGAACAATATATTTTGCAGTATCGTATGTAGTTGCTGACCATGTATCAACTACGGTTGCGCTTGTTCCTGAAATGCTAGTTGTAGCACTACCAATAAGAGCATCTGCCAAAGTTATAGAACCTGCTGTAACTGATCCAGTACCAACAGACAATCCTGCAAAGGTTGGGCTAGATGTTGCTGCAATGCTCTGTGGTAGAGATAATGTTACAGAACCAGTTGAAGCAGATGCTGTAATTTGATCTGCAGTTCCAGTAATGCTTGTTACACCTGTATTTGTAATTGTAAGAATATTGCTTGTAGATGCGTAAGAAGAACTGATTCCAGTACCGCCAGTTACAGCTCCACCAAAGTTATCTATAGCAGTTTCAATATCTGATGTAAATGCAACGGTACCTGTAGCATTCTTAAATGTAATTGTATTATCCTGTGTAGGATCTGTAAATGTTAATGTTGTTTCAAAAACATCTGCAGTTCCTTCAATAACAATATTATTATCAGATAGGTATAGTCCTGATATTGTTGGACTTGTAATTGTTGGACTTGTAAGAGTCTTGTTTGTAAGAGTTTGTGCTGTATTTAGATCTACAGTAACTCCAGTATTAATACTGAATGTATTTCCAGTTAAAGTTAAACCATTGCCTGCTAAATATGTACCAGCACCTGAGAACTGAGTAAACACAAGGCTGTTTGTTCCTATAGTAATTCCAGTTTCAGTTTGCACCCAGCCAGTGTTGTCAAGAGTTGTTCCGCCAGTTATAAATACAAAGTCTCCACCGTCACACTCTGCAGAAGTATCCATATCTGTAGCACGTGTTAAAACCCAGTTGGTTGAAACAGATCCAGTATTAGTAACTGTATAAATACCATTTTGCAGACCAGTTGATTGATTTTTAATTAAAACACGTTGTGATGTAGTGAGTGTTACACCATCAAGTACTAATGCTGCTTGAGTTCCACTGTTTGTTAGAGTTGCTCCTACACCAGCAGTTCCATTTGAATATGTTGCTGTTAGGTTTGCTGTAGTTGCAGCTTCTACTGACGGGTGAATGTGTAGTCCTTGTGCAACATCGTCTACATATTGCTTTGTTGCTGCCTGTAAAGGCTGTGTAGGATCTGCATTAAGAGTAACTGTTCCAGGAAATGTGACTGCACTTGGCAAAGAAAGAGTTACTGCTCCAGTTGATGCTGATGCAGTAATTTGGTTTGCTGTTCCAGCAATGCTTGATACTCCACCTGATGCATTAAAAGAAAGAGATCCAGCATTATCATCATAAGTAATCGTGATATTTGTTTGTGTTCCAGCTGCAATTGCTGCTGCAACTGCATCTACAGAAGCCTCTGTAAAATCTGTAATATTTCCAGATGTTGCTGAAATTGTATTGCTTGTAGAACTAATAGTTTTATTTGTAAGTGTTTGTGTTCCAGATGTTGTAGCTACCGTTGCATCAATTGCTATAGTTACGGCTGAAGATCCAGTATAAGATGTTCCAGAAAGACCAGATCCAATTGTAAGAGCATTTGGATTTACAGCTGTAATTGTTTGAGATCCACCAAGAGAGATAGATGTTCCATTTACAGTTACTGAAGAATTTGTAAGTGAGCCATTTCCAATATTAGAAAGTGTATTAGTAGATCCAGATATACTCTTATTTGTAAGGGTATCTGTTGTTGCTTTACCGACCAAAGTATCTGTAGCGTTTGGAAGCGTTACTGTCACATCTGCTACTGGTTCTGGCGAAAGAAGTGTTAGCTCAAAAGCATCTGGTGTAAGACCTTCAAAAAGAATTCTATCTGCAAAAGTTGGTGTTGTAGATACCGCTGCATCAATTACGCCAGTAGAGTCATTATATGTAAATGTGATGCCACTTTGTGATCCATTTGTAAACATGGCTGCTGTGGTATCTTGTAGAAATTCTGTAGATGCCTCTGTAAGTACATTTGATCCATTTACAGTAGCAGATGAGCCCTCAACTATCAGGCCATTTTTAATGCGAAAGGCTTTATCGACTGTAGCCATTTTTCTCCTTGGGTCAGGCCTTCAAACCAGTGCGGTAGAACCGTACGGTTATAGGGCTAAGTGTTGGTGTCACCGTCATTCTAATTATACCAGAATTTAAACTAGCAGATATAATCCCTACATCACTAGCATTATTTTTTACTGAAGCAAATTCTGTAATATTCTGGTTTGTTCCATCAAATACTATGTTAGTTTCTGAACTTCTATATGAAGATGAGGCAGCATGGGACATTTGTATAACATATTTTATTGTTCTCCAGACAGCAGTATCTATTGTGTCAAATACGGTTGCTGTTTCAATACCATTGATTACTACGGAATTATTTCCATCTCCGCCAAGGGCATCTGCTCTATAAGATGTGGTATCTATAAGATCAGCATAATCTTGGCCATTTGGTCTGTCACCAGTCTCAAATTTTGACTTTAATTGATTTATAGGAATAACGGCCATGTTATTGATTATATCATAAAATGTAATTATTAAAGCCAATAATGGCTATTCCAATAGGGGGTACATTTGTTGTGCCTGGAACAGTTATATTAGTTACCCTAATTCTAAAAGGTACTCTATCAATTACCTCAGAAAGTCTATTCTTACATTCCTCAACAATAGCAAATCCATTTATAATATTATCAACAGAAGAATAAAAATTTGGCTCATATAAAACAGAGGATGTTTTATTTAAATCTATAACAAATGAGTCTTTTTCACAATCATCTATTACAGATGCTGTTCCATTACTAACCTTTATTACAGAGGATGTTGCCACTAGTCAGTTATGTCCTCAACCATTTTTATCTTACCTTGCAAAACCGTCCATACGATTGCGTTGCTACTTGTAGCCATTTGTATATCAAATTGATCATCTGTTTCTAAAATTTCTGTTTCATCATATGCAAGAAAAACTGTAAACTCTCCTGGACCATCATCTGGACCTGCTTCTGGGCTTACTGATAAAACTGGAGAAGATGTACTTGCTCTATAAAAATCCATAGTAATATTCCAGTCATCAATAACTAAAGGATCTTTATTATCATCTTGAACATACATTTTAAAAGAAGCTGTATCGCCTCTTACAATAGTCCATACAGACTGTGGTGGCTCTGAACCAATGCTGATAGTTTGTTGACTTCTATAATTTGTCATTTAGTCTTGCTCCTCATCAGGTAGATCGATAATTTCAATAATGTTGTTATTTGGTTTTGATGGGTCGTAGCCGCCTAGCCCATAGGTAACTGTTCTCATTATGACTTCCTCAATGCAATATAGTAAGCAGTATTAAATGTTAAGGATGCAGATGCAGTAGTAAATCCAGTTGAAACATTTACGCTTTGTGTGTAATACCCTTGATTCCCACCTGGACTACTACTTCCTAATAGCTGCGAATGTAATGTCGATGAAATGGGAATAGTTGCAAAACCATTTACCCCTGTTAATGATTGAGTATTGGCTGCCAACCAGTACCAGCCTTTAGATAATGACTGGTTAATAGTAATTTCATAATTTGTAGCAGCAAATGTTACATTAACTGTTCCAGCATCTAGCACAACTGTGCTTGGCGCAGCATTGCTATTGTTGTAAATAGCCAAGCGCACTGTTGTGTTACCTGTAAAAAACGACCCTGATTGAATTAGCATTCTATCAAATGTTGCAGTTTCAGATACATAGAATGGAGTGTATCTAGTTGTGTTAACTGTAAAGTTTGTGTTGGCAAGGCTTGTATAGTATGTTGAATAATAGCGAGATGATACATACCCCAAACCCTCTAAGAAAGCCTGACTAGTCCATTGTGTGTTGTAATCTGTTGAGTTTACCTTAGATAAAACTTGCCCAGTAGTTCCGCCGACTGGTACGCCAGATAAAACACTTGCTTTATTTAATAAAGCTGTGTCAACATCTTCTGCAAGCTGCTCAACATCGCCTGCAACATTTACTGGATCTGTTGGAATAGGATAATGTAATGAATAATTGGGAGTTAGACCTGTAGCCATAGTATTTCTATTATATCATGCATAGGATTTTGTATTTGACTTGAAAACCCAAAAGATGCTATAATTAATATATGCTACCGAAGGGTAGCATTTGTAGTCTAGGAGGAAAAACTTGAGAGACAACAAAATACTATCGGGGGTTCTTGTGACTGTGCTTGTTCTTACATTATTAAATAATGGTTTGAATGCTGCACATGCTACCAAGAATAATTTACTAAGTAATAAGCCTGTGATTGCACCTACCGCTGACAAGGCGGTTTTTTTGCTTTCTAAGCCTACTACTGATGTAGTACTTGCAAAGTATGCGGATGCTACAAGTTTAACTGACAGCCAGTTGGTTGAATTACTGAAAGCCGTTGGATTTAAAGGACGTGGACTTAGAACTGCTTGGGCTGTTGCCAAGGCGGAATCTAATGGTCGCCCCTTTGCTTTTAATGGCAATGCTAATACTGGAGATTCCTCATATGGAATCTTTCAGATTAACATGATCGGTGATTTAGGTCCAGATCGGAAAGACAAATTCAATCTTGATTTAAATGCTGAACTATTTAGCCCAGTTAAGAATGCTCAAATCGTGTTTCACATGACAAAAGGCGGTAAGGACTGGAGTTCCTGGTCATCCTATAAAAAGGGTGCTAGTAATAAATGGCTAAATAGATTTCCTGAGTAATATTAGGGCATAAAAATACCCCCATTGGAGAAATCCTTTGGGGGTTTTTTATTATTATTCAACAGAATCTTGTTATGATTCTAATACTATCTCTTGCACTACCTCATCTGGAATCTCTTGTTCGTAAGTAAATTCAGTTTGACTTACCAACACATATTCTCCACCAGCAGCAGACACTGTAACAAACTGTGCTTCTCCTATATTGCGTTGTTCGATATATAAATCACCAGTAATCGAACATTCATACTCATAACGAATACCTGTTTTTATTTCTATAACCATTTATTATTCTCCAAAATCCTAGTAGTAAATAAGAATGCAACCGCCGCCGCCAGCTCCACTTGTTCCGCTAGTGGAACCGCCACCGCCGCCACCGCCTGAGCCGCCTGCGCCTGCGGTAGTGCCTGACGCATTAGCCCCAACAGCAAGTAAGCCGCCACCGCCGCCACCTGCACCATTACTAGGAGCCCCAGTTCCACCAGCAAAAACTCCTGCACCGCCTGCTTGACCAGCAGAAGTTGATAGTGCCCCACCACCGCCGCCAACTAAACCTGATCCACCAATACCGCCACCGCCACCGCCAGATACTCCAGAACCACCTGTGCCAGTCCCGTTACCATTTCCGCCAACAGTACTAACGGGGGCACCAAAAAATCCTGCGCCGCCAGTACCCACGTTATTATTTTGTACGCCGCCGCCACCGCCACCACCTAAAACCCCGTCTACGACAAGACCACCTGCTCCACCACCACCGCCTGCCATCAACCCTGCAAAAATTGTTGTGCCGCCACTTGTGCCGTTTACATTACTTGCAGTACCGCCTGTACCGCCTGCGCCAATTGTGCAAGCAGTTGTTGCAGTTACTCTTGTCCAACCCATAGTTACACCGCCAGCACCGCCACCGCCCATAGATGTAGCACCGCCATTTGAACCACCACCACCGCCACCGCCACCTACAAGGACTGCCCACACCCAGTTAACTCCAGCTGGAATTGTAACTGAAGTGCCTGATGTGATTGTTTGTTGAAGTGTTAGTTTTGTTGGGTCAAAGCCTGTTGGTGCTGGAAATGTTGCAATACCCATTACGATATCTCCACTCCGCTAATGTGGTACTTTACAGTAATGGCGGAAGCAAAACCTCTAATCTTTTTAGGTGTAGCATTTGCATCTAATACTTGTTTAACATCTATAACAACTGTAGCATTTGCTGCTATTGTGGCAGTTGAAAATAACTCAACACCATCCAATAAAATATTAAATGTAGCAGTTGTTGATGCTGTATTGACAACTGCAATGCTTGTTACTACAGTTGTTGTTCCAGTTGTTGGAACAGTATAGATATCGGCAACCGTAGTTGCGAATGCACCTCTATTTAGTGATTTACTAGTTGTAGCCATTAGTTACTACCTCCTGATATTTTATTATAACACATTAAAGGATAGCTCCCATTAATGTTAATATTTCTAGCTCTTCTACTGAAGAGTTTACATATGTTCTAGTTGCTATTGTAGATGTATCTACCGCCACTGTAACCCCTGCTGTTCCATTATAAGATGTTCCAGTCAGACCTGTGCTTATTGTTAATGCGTTTAAATTTGATCCAAGAGCAATTCCAGATATTGTAGAATTAGCAAGCATAGTATTTGTAACTGTGCCTGTATCTCCAGTAGTAATAATAGTTCCATCAACGTTTGGAAGATTAATAGTTCTATCTACCGTTGGATTAATTGCACCCAAAATAGTTTCAAAAGCATCTGCTGATGATCCTTCAAAAATAATACGGTTATTATCAAACAAATATAGATCATTTGTTATTGTAGGATTTGATAAAGTTTTGTTAGTTAATGTTTGTGTAGAGTCTGTATCTACCATTGTTTTTCTGCCGCTGCCAGTACCTACTGTAAGCAAGTCACTGTCTAGATCCCAAACAATAGATCCATCTGCAGTCTGTGCTGGGGTATTTGAACCAGGTAAAACAACTACACCTGATCCAGCATTTACTGTTGGATTTGTAAGAGTAAGTCCTGCAATAGTTGTAACCGTTGTTGCTCCTGGAATTAGTGTAGATCCAATTGTTGGGGCAGCATATGGAGTCTGCCACTCAAGTCCAGTAGATGTTGCCGTATTAACGGTTAATGTTTGACCCTGTGATCCAAGTGCTAAAGGTTGAACTGTTGAAACATTTCCTGGGCCAGTTGTTGTTAGTATGTCTCCCTTAGCAGCATATTCGGAATATGCAATTCCAAGGCTGCCGCTAAGTGTTGATATTTGATCTTGCAAATCATACAAGGTAAAAGCAATTCCTGGATTTGGCAAAATTGCAGGATTTGTATTAGCAATATTATAATCATCTGTAGTTGCACCAAAATGATAAAGTCTTAGTGCTTCAGTAATATCTGCTGTTTCTGATAAAAGAGGTATTAGAGTATTAAAGGTTGTGCCAGTAATGGCAGCACTGCCTACATTTTGTGGCATTTAATTTACCCTCCTTATCCTATGTAAGATATAAATAGATGAACCTTTTGTGCCCCAGTTAAATTAGACCACGTAGATCCATCAAAAGAAGCAGCCTTAACAACAATTGCAATATTCTTATTTGGATGTGTTCCAGTTAAAGAATATGTAAAAGCAGATGCAATAGCATTTGCATTTTCAACACTTAGTCTAACTATAAACTTTGTTACATCTGTTACATTTGCTGTAGTTAAACTAGATACTGGAACATTTATTGTTGCACTACCTGTTGTAAAAGTTGTAGAAGATATTGCAGAAAATTGAGATGGGTTTAAAAGAAGAATAGGTGTCCACTCTGGACCACCTGGAGCCAAGATGTATTGATAAAGCCATCCTGGAAAAGATCCAGTTGTAGCAGTATTTACATACAGGTCGTTAATAAGAAGTTCTGATTCTGTTGTATAGATATCTGGATTTCCAGGTCCCGCCCAAATCTTGCTTCCACGAATACCTTGATCGCCAACATCTACAGAAACATCTAGAGTTGTTGGTCCTCCAAAAACAGTTAAATCAACATTATCTAATAATACCTCTGCCATTACGGAGTTGCTCCAGTAATATCATCAGTAGGTGTAATTGTTCCAGTTAACAATGTTGTAACAATTGAGCCGTAGCCGATTTGTACATCGTAATAATAAAGTGTTCCTGCATCTAGGTTTGCTCCAACGGTAGATGAAATTGTACAAGTAACAATGTCATTTGCGGTATCAATTACAGCAGTTCCAGTAGTTGTAAAGGTTGCACCATCTCCACGCTTATTAGCAATTGTAAAAATAGAACTACTATATGCATCTAATGGAAAAGAACCTCCATTTGCATCTTTAGGACGGATAATAAAAGAGAATGTATCTCCACGATAGTAATTAAAATTATATGTACCTGGAAATGCCATTTCTTACCCCTTTACCTTAAAAATTTTATTATTGACTTTAATGATAGGTGGAAAATTTGTCCTTGTATCATTAATCCTAATTACTGGCGGTAGAGCGGTCATAGACTTCCTCCTGGTGTGATATCACCTAGTACACATATTGTACCAATAACTGGTGTCCAAACTATTGATGAATTGCCTGCAGTTGGAATAGTTATTTGTAAATCAAATGGTAATTCTGCTACTATTGTTTTATATGCTGTTCCCCAATTTTCAGTCAAACATGCATCTGCAGTAATAGTTGCAACGCCTGTTGTAGCCGTTACTAGAAGGTCGTCTAGGACAGAACCCGTGGGATCGTATGAAGTAGCCTTAAAAGTCCATCCATCGGTGTCAAATGGGGTTGTTTCATCTACCTCAAGGAACTCAACTTCAAGGGTGGCTGTATCTCCACGCACAACCTTCCATTGAACACTGGCTGGGTCTGCGCCGTATTTTTGAATTTGTGGAAAGCAAGAAGAACAAGTCATAATAATCGATTATACCATAAATAAAGGCTAAACCCACTAGGGGCAGTGGGGGTGGGGTGGAGAGCAACCTAGTGGGCCAGCGATTTCATTATAACATTATTATATAACAAAAAGTTATATTAAGCATAAAAAATTTATAATCCCAGGGTATATGGAAATTGTTACAAAATTGTTATAAAGACTTTTACTTAAAAACTAGAAATCCAGGGTATTGTGGTGTATACTTAAAATATATAAAGAAAAGAAGTATAAAGTAAGAGGTTTTTAAGATATCTTTTATATATACTATTTAGAGTTTTTAGATATATACTCTATAAGAAGATCGTACATATGATCTAATTTATTATTATACGCTAGTCTGGTTTTAGCAGATCTTTCTTGTTCAAGTTTAATAAATTTAATCTCATCACGCATTGAAGTACCGCCGTTAGTTTTAGTCTCGGCACGAATATCTTCAACGGCTTCTGCTATTGGCTTTACTTGAACTCTTATATACCAGCGAATTGAACTGATAACTACTGCTCCGATTGAAAGCAATGTAAGAATAAATTGTGCCCAGTCGGAAGTTGTCATAATAAGATTATTATATCATTATTTGAGATCAATTACTCATTAGCCTGGTAAATAAAGTTTATGTGAAACAGATCATCAGTAGTTAGAACAAAAGGTGTTGTTGCTGCAAATGTTTGGTCTTGGCTAGATTGGTTTATAAACCAAAGGCTACAAACATTGCTGTTTGGTTCTAGGTGTCCTTTAATACTATAATATCTATTTAAGTCTGTGTTGTGAATAGTTCCACCCCAAGCATTTGCATGAAGTGCTGACTGCTTTGGAAGAGTTACTGAATAAGCACCAGTTCCAAAATGAGTAACATTTGTCATTGCAACAGTTATTTGCACAACAACCATTTGACCATAGTCAAAGTAAGTTCCCGTAGCAAGGTTAGAAGACTGTGTTAAACCAGTTCCAGACCATACAGGTGTGTAAGAAATTGGGGTTGGATATTCGTATGTAGCAAGATTAGTAAACCGCGCCATATTAGTTTCCTAACTCTAGGCTTGTCTGAAGAACCGCTACCTGTGATCCATTAGTATTAGAAATTGCATAAATGGCATCTTTGCCTGAAAGTTCAACAGACCATGCAGCACCTGGTGAAAGTCGATAACCATAACTGCTTGATGTCACTCCGATTCCGCCAATATATACAAGGGCAGATGCATGAACATTTTGAATTGTAACGTCCATACCAGAATGAGTTCCGTTTGGAGTTAGGCGTGTAGCAGAAGCGCTACTAAGTTCGGTAAGTGAGTGAGTTGTCATGTTTGTATTATATCAGAATTATAGTATAAATAATCTTAAATTCGGTCGGTATTAAATCGTCGCCGAAAATAGAGTTACCCAAACCCCCTATAGACAAAGCATGTATGCAAGCATACGATATGTCTAATAAAGGTTAGTTTTCTCTAATATGGGTAAAGTATAACAAATTGTTATATATATACTTTATAACAAAAAGTTATAAGTATTTGCAAGTATAGGTGCTATAGGATATAATGTATATATGTCAGATGATCAGAATGACCAGAAGGATGTTAAGCCATGGGATTTATTAAATCCTAATTCACCCAGAAGCCCAGAAGAATTGGCTGCATACCGCCTTGAAATTTGTAGCACATGTCCATTTTATAGAAAATTATCAAATACCTGCAAAAAGTGTGGATGTTTTATGAAGTTAAAGACTACTCTGGCTAATGCTAAATGTCCTATAGGTAAATGGTGATCCAGAGTTATATACCCTGGCAAATCTGAATATTATTTTATATACCGCTTTTTCTGAAAATCTGTAAAAATTTCCATTTTGGCAAAATCTGAATATTTGTTTTGTTTGTATGATGCGTGATTTCAAAAAAAGAATTGATAATAATTAGTGAGCACACACCTGGGAGGGGGCGTACCCCCTACCCTATACCCTACTTACATTTGCAAGGGTCTATGTGTGTTTTATCTTGATCAAAAATAATTAGACCTGTGTCTCCACATGTCTCGCATGTGTGTGCGTACATTGCTGATTTCATTTAGTTACCTCAATCTTTTGAACGTTAGCAGAGAACTTAACTTTCTTGCCTAGTTCGCTATCATTTAGTGATGCGATGAGATGGTCTACTGCTTTAATCTCATGAGCGATGTTGTCAATAGATAGTAAGCGAGAGCCTTGCCAAATTGAGTATGTGATAGTCATAATTAGTTTTCTTCTTTCTGTAGTAGGTAAGCATTGTTTAGGGGGCGAGAATTGTTAGAGAACATAGCCTCTACCACTTTCTTATCCTTGATTGATTGAGCAAGGCGACGCTCTGCCTGCTCTGCTTGTATTCTTTCTAGTGTATTCATTGTGAACACCTTTCTTTAGTTTGTATAGTAGTATCCTATACTATAGCCCTGACATTTTCAAGTCTATTTAGGGTGTTTTGCATGTGATTTGTACCACATTGTTTTACCCTGTTATTTAATTGTATAGGAGTATCCTAACATATACCGCCCCAAAAGTCAAGTCCTAACACGGCGTGTCGTGTGTGATGTCCGTCACATTGCCCGGGCCCTGTGGATAACTATGTGGATAACCTATGTGATGTAGGTCTCATGTGTTCTACATCACAATGTCCACAATGTCCGTTTTGTACCCCTCAATTTGTCAGACCCCTGTGTTAGACTTACAGTATAAAGAAAATCAAGAAAGGTTCTTGATAAAGAAAGGAATTCAGATGAATTCACTACATGAAAATAGAAACTCCTTAGAGAGTTACTCACAAATCCGTGAGCGCCTTGCAGACAGTATCTGCCCTGAGTGCGAATACGCTTGTTTCGTACATAAAGAAAATTGTTCA